CCGAGGCTGAGGCCGAGCGGGACCTGTTGCGCTCGACCACCAAGACCGACCATGACCGGATCATGGCGCTGGAGGCCACGCTGGCTGAGGTCCGCCGCCTGGTGAACCGGCCGCCGGTGGACTGTGCGATGGCGGCCCGGGGCTCGGCCGACCTGGACGGATACACCGTGATCATGGGCGGCACGCTGGCGGCCGTGCGGTCCGCGCTGGTGGCCCGAGCGTGACCACCCTGGAGACGGAGCCGGGCCGGTCCCTGGAGGACCGGCCCGGAGGAGATCAACCTCGAAAGGAAGACCGAACTGTGGGCGACGATAACACGCTGACCCCGGAGCACGCCTCGTTCCTGGCGGCCCAGGCTGTGGACTTGGACCTGGCTCGTTCGCTCGGCGTTCGCTCGCTGCTCAGCTCGGACGACGTGGCAGACCTGGGCGGCCAGTGGGTGAACTGGGCGAACTTCCCGGCCATCCTGTTCCCCTGGACAGCCGAGGACGGCCGGACGGAGTACCAGGTCCGGCCCGACGAGCCGACCACCGGCACCGGCAAGAAGCCCCGCAAGTACGTGTTCCGCCGGGAGATGACCCCGGTCCTGTGGGCCGTGCGCCCGGTCGAATCGGCCGAGCGGGTCCTGATCGTGGAGGGCACCAAGCAAGCGCTGGCCGCCGCCTCGTACGCACCGGCCGGGGTCGGCGTGTACGGCATCGCGGGGTGCCGGATGTGGCAGCTTGACGGCTCCCCGATCCCGGACCTGGTGGCCGTTGACGGCCGCGAGGTCGTGGTGATCCTGGACGCGGACGCGGCCACCAACCCCGAGGTCTACGCGGCCGGGGTCGCGCTGGGCCAGGCGCTGGAGATGGAAGGTGCCACCAAGGTTCTGTTCGGCCGCCTGAGCGGTGGCGACAAGAGCGGCCTGGACGATGTGCTGGCCGGACGACAGGAGACCCGGCGTGCTGCATACCTGGAGCGGATCGTGACCACGGCCAAGAGCAAGCCCGCCGACAAGGTGCCGACCAAGAAGAAGGCCCCGGCCCCGGGCGGGGACCAGGGGGAGAAGGACGGCCGGGCCACGATCGTGGTCAACGAGGACCGGCTGGATGTGATCAACGCGCTGACCGGCGCGCTCCTGGAGAAGTGGAACGCCACCGAGCTGTTCTGTCACGGCGGGGTGATCTCGCGCCGCAAGGGCGACGCCATGCACCCGGTGGACAAGGGCTCGTTCAACGACCTGGTGGCCGAGACCGCGCGGACGGTCAACAAGAACGAGGGCGCGAACGGCACCACCTACTCGTTCGCCTGGCCGGACCCCAACACGATGGCCGCCGTGATCAGCCGCGCGGACTCCTTCTCCCCGCTGGACCGGATCAGCCACGCGCCGTTCGTGCGGCCGGACGGGACCGTGGTCACCGAGGCCGGGTACGACGAGGCCACGCGGACCATGCTGATCCCGGACCCAATGTTCGATGGGCTGAAGGTGCCGGAGGACCCGAGCGCCGAGGAGATCGACGCGGCGCGCCGGTTCATCCTGGAGGACTGGCTGGGCGACTTCCCGCTGATGGACGACACGGCGCGCGCCAACGTGATGGCGCTGATCGTGACCCCGGCCATCCGGGGCATGGTGCCCAAGGTCCCGCTGGCCGTGATCGACGGTCTCCAGATGGGCGTGGGGAAGAACCTCCTGGCGGACCAGATCCTCACGGTCTACACGGGCACGGCCGCCGAGCCGATGAACTGGGTTCCCGATCCGGACGAACTCCGCAAGCAGATCACGGCCGCGTTCCGCACCGGCGCGGAGTTCTTCGTGTTCGATGAGGCGCACACGATCGAGGGCGCGCCGCTGGCCCAGGCCCTCACGGCGAGCACCTGGCAGGACCGCATCCTGGGCGTCTCCACGATGGCGAACTTCCCGAACGTCATCACCTGGATCTCGCTCGGCAACCAGGTCCAAGTCAAGGGCGACCTGACCCGGCGCGTCTACCAGATCGCGCTCCGGCCGCCGTACGCCAACCCGCAGGACCGCAAGGCCGAGACCTTCCGGCACCCCGGCCAGTCCGGGCTCGACCTGGGGAGCTGGACCCGTAAGCACCGGGCCGAGCTGATGACCGCCATCCTGACCTTGGTCCGAGCCTGGTTCGCCCAGGGCCAGCCCCGGCCCAAGCGGGGCGTCTCGTTCGGCTCGTTCGAGGTCTGGGAGCGGATCGTGGGCGGGATCATCGAGGTGGCCGGGCTGACCGGGTTCCTGGACAACCTGAAGGTGTGGCGCTCGGAGAGCGACTTCGACACCCAGTATTGGGCGGGCCACCTCGGCTGGCTCCGGGCCACGTTCGGGGAGGAGCCGTTCCGTACGGCCGAGGTGAAGGCGCGAGCGATGGCCGACCCGGCCGGGTTCCTCGCTCCCCCCAAGCTGGACGACCCCACGGACAAGAGCTACGGCAAGAACCTGGGCGAGGCGTACTCCCGGCTCCGGGGCCGCCGGTACGGCGAGTTCTGGGTGGAGCGGTCCGGCGGCGCGCACGGCCACGTCTCGATCTGGCGCGTGTTCCAGTCCGGCGAGGATCTTCCCCCGGCCCCCGGCACCGAGCCCCAGGAGCCCCAGGACGGCCCGGACGACGTGTGCCGGTGCCCGCGTGACGAGCGGGTGTACTGCCACTCCAGCGAGTGCCACGGCGGGGCGGACGTGGTTGACACTGAGGTGTCAACCGGCGAGGAGGCAGACAGCCAGGTGGCAGACCGCGAGCTGGCCGAGCCCGCCGTGGGTCCACAGCCTGTGGACGAGGCTGTGGACACGGCGACGTTCGACCTGGAGACCGGCGACGCGGACGACCTCTACACGACCCCGGGCCGGGAGTACGTCCGGATCGGCGCGGTGGCCCACGACGGCCGCGAGGTGCTGGCGCTCGGCGGCTCCACGGTGGCCGAGGACGTGGCCGCCCGTATCCGCCAGGGCGCGACGATCACCGGCCACAACATCGTGGCGTTCGACCTCCCCGCCTTGGTGCGGGCCGGGGCCATGACGATGGACGAGGTTCACGACCTGGCCCAGGACGGCCGCCTGTTCGATGGCCTGCTGGCCGCCCGGTTCCTGGACCCGCCGATGGCCCGCGAGCACGGCGTGGACCAGAAGCGCAAGTACGACCTGGGCACGCTGGCCGTGAGCCAGGGCCTCGGGGAGAAGTACACCGATCTGTCCAAGCCGCTCGCCAAGAAGTACGGCGGCTGGGGTGAGATCCCGGTGGACCTGGCCGACCCCGACGAGGAGCGGGCCGCCGACGCGACCAGCTTCCAGACCTACATGGTCCAGGACGTGGAGCTGTCGAGGCGGCTCCACGCGCGGCTCCTGGAGGGCCTGGGCGGGACGGTGCCGGACTACCTGGCCCGCGAGCACCGGGTGGCCGCCCTGGCCGCCCAGATCCGCCACAACGGGTTCCTGGTGGACCAGCCGCTCCTCACCGAGCGGGTGACCCAGGTCAACGAGAGCAAGGCCACGAGCGTGGGCTGGCTGGCCGAGAACGCCGGTGTCCCGCTGGCCGACCCCAAGGGCAAGGCGTACGCCTCGCCGCTGGCGACCAAGGGCGGCAAGGAGGCGCTGGAGATCGCGCTGGCCGAGGCCGGGGTGTCCCCCGGGTTCTTCTGGCGGACGCCCACCGGCGAGTTCCAGGTGTCCGGCGACCACATGGCCCACCTCTGGGCCGAGTTCGGCCACCTCGCGCGGGTCCAGGAGATCGCCATGCACGTCCACCGGATCGTGGGCGCGCGCTCGGTCTACCAGACCGCGATGGATCACATGGGTCCGGACGGCCGGGTCCACCCCAAGATCGGGTTCGACCAGGCGACTGGCCGGTGGTCCGTCACCCGCCCGGGGCTGACCGTGTTCGGCAAGCGCGGGGGCCGCCACGTGGAGCGGGCCGTGTTCCTGCCCGACCCCGGCGAGGTGCTGGTGTCCGCCGACCTGAGCCAGGTCGATATGCGGGCCGTGGCCGGGCTGTCCCAGGATCTCGCGTACATCGAGATGTTGAAGTCCGAGGACCCCCACGCCGAGATCGCGGAGGAGCTGTTCGGGGACCGCAGTAAGCGCGAGATCGCCAAGCCCATCGGTCACGGCTGGAACTACGGCCGGGGCATCCGGGCCATCAGCGAGGGCGAGGACATCGCGCCCGAGCTGGTCCGCCAGTTCGACCTCTCGATGCGGGAGAAGTTCCCCCGGCTGGTCGAGTGGCAGACCGAGGTACGGGCCGTGGCCGAGAGCGGCCAGCTCCTGGACAACGGGTTCGGCCGGATGATGCGGGCCGACCCCCAGCGCGCCCACACCCAGGGTCCGGCGCTGATGGGCCAGGGGGCGGCACGCGACATCATGATGACCGGGCTCCTCCGCCTGGACCGGCGCATCCTCCCCATGCTGCGCGCCCAGATCCACGACGAGATCGTGTTCTCGGTGCCGGTGGCCGAGGCGGAGGAGGTCGGCCGGGCCGTGGTCGAGGCGCTGAGTTTCGAGTGGCGCGGGGTGCCCATCCTGGCGGACGTGAGCAAGACCGGGACCGACTGGTCCCGTTGCTACGAGAAGTAGGCACGACGGAGGGGGCCGCGCCGACCGGCGCGGCCCCGGAGAACCTGACACCGAGAGGCGAGACGATGACCGACCACAAGCGCGAGGCGACGTTCCACCCCGGCAAGGCGAGCGTGAGCTGGCCCGAGACCCTGGCGGCGCACGGATACCGGGCGGAGGAGGTCCCCCCGCCGGACGACGAGATCCCGTGGCACAGCCCCGGCCGCCCGCCGTGGGACAGCCAGGTCCACCAGGATCTGGGCGTCCAGCACGGATGGCTGACCCCGGGCGAGAAGCGCAAGGGGATGCCCGCGTGGGCCTGGGTCTCGATCGTGCTGGGCGGGCTGTTCATCCTGTGCTCCGGCGCGGTGGTGCTCGGCCTGACCGACAAGAGCGGGCCGGTCCCGGCCATCACCGTGCCGGTCGGCGCGAGCGTGACGACCACCGGCACGTGCGAAAAGAAGATCATCGGGGAGTACGGCCTGGTCGCCACGGTGACCGCGACGAACACCAGCACCAAGCCTCAGACCGGCCAGGTCTGGGTCCAGTGGCCGGTGACGGGGGAGGCGGCGCTGAAGTTCTCCAAGAGCGTCACGCTCGCCCCCGGCGAGGCCGTGGAGTTCCCGGTCAACCAGGAGATCACGGCCGAGCGCTGGTACCGGGTCGGCGCGTGCTCGTACGGATGGGCACCCGCGTAGGCTTGACCACCTCCCCGTGATAGCTGTAAGGTTCCGCCTCGTACCTGATCTGTCCGCAACCGGAAGGAAACCGAACTGATGAAGACCCGACTGGCCGCCGCGCTCGCCGCGATGGCGGGCCTCGTGGCCGCCGGGCTGGTGGCCCTCGCGGCTCCGGCCGCCGCCACCGAGACCCCCGGTCCCTCGTTCGCCACGTGCCCGAACCTGGCGGGCTGGTACGTGAACCCCGACGAGGCCGACCGCAAGCCCGAGGCCACCGTGGCCGGGCTGAAGTTCAAGCCCGCCGACCTGATCCACCACGCGGTCTCGGGCGTGACGGTGGACGACCTGAGCGCCGGTGACTACGTGGCCGCCCCGGCCCCGGACCAGTCCTCGTTCTTCTCGGTCGAGGTCGTGGACACCGATGGCACCGGGTACGGCACGCTGCGGTACAACCGCTCCACGCACCTCTGGGAGCTGACCACCGGCGGCAACTTCTACGAGAACGCGGACCCGGCCGTCCTGGTGACGATGCCGCCCGTGGACCGGTCGCACCGGGTGGTCTCGTTCGGTGTGGGCTACACCAAGAACCCGCCCGGCACCGTGACCACCGTGGTCTCCAAGGTGACGTTCAACGGCGAGAGCTACCCGCTCACGTGCGCCCCGGCGTCCGCCTCGGCCTCGGCCAGTGCCAGCACCTCGGCCAGCGCGAGCGCCAGCGCGTCCGCCTCGGCCTCGGCCAGCGCGAGCGCCAGCACCTCGGGGAGCGCCAAGCCGAGCACCACGGCCAGCTCCTCGGCCGCGCCGGTCGCCGGTGGCCCGTCCCTGCCCGTCACCGGCCCCGGCGTGGGCATGTTCGCCGTGATCGGCGCGCTGGTGGTTGGCACGGGCGCGGGGCTGATTCTCCTCGCGCGTCGCCGTAAGGTGACGTTCGAGGGCTGATCAGTCACGCCCCACGCGCGGCCCCGTCCCGGGATCTGGGGCCGCCCCGCCCAGCGCCCGGCCAGGTTGACCTCCCCGTCCCCTGGCCGGGCGCTGGTGCGTCCGAGGGGTGACACTTCACTGTCACGGCTCCGAGGTGGGATGCCCCCTGGTCTCAGATTAGGATGACACCATGACTGGTAACCCTGGCCCGAGGCTCGGCCCTACGTACAACCCAGGCGGCGCTCGCTGGTGCGGGGACCACACCCGGCTGGAGTGCACCAAGAACCGGAGCAAGAACCGGGGCGAGTGCCACGGCCCGGCCATCCGGGGTACCGACGCGTGCAAGATCCACAGCGGGGTGTCCAAGGAGGTCGCCAAGGTCAAGGGCGAGACCCGGATCTCCGCCTGGTCCGCCATCGGCGTGGCCGCCGAGGGCCAGGGGATCGACTCCAGCGCGGCCGTGCTCGGGATGCTGCAACAGACCTGGCTCCGCGCCAACCTGTACGGCCAGCTCCTGGAGCGCCAGGTCCGGATCGACGGCACCGACGAGGCCGACGTGGACGCCGGGGACACCAGCGGCAAGAACGGCCTGATCGGGTACCGGTACGGCGCGGCTGGCAAGGACGGCAATATCTACGCGGTCAGCGAGGAAGCGCGCGCCCTGGTGATGCTGGAGGCCGCCGAGCGGGACCGCGTGGTGAAGTACGCCAAGACGGCGCACGACATGGGGATCTCGGACAAGATGATCGGGCTGGCCGAACGCTGGGGTGACGCGGTGGTCTCCCGGATCATGATCATTCTGGCCGGGCTCCAGCTCACTCCGGACCAGGAGGCGATGGTCCCGGCGCTGATCCGGGCGCACCTCGGCTCGATCGAGCTGGGCGCATGATCGCGGTCCGGCCGTGCGGCGCGTGCGCCGAGCTGGTCCCGGCGGACACCGGGTGCCAGCACTGGAAGCCCGGCACGGTGCGCAAGCGCGTGGCGCGCCGGAGCACCCGGGGGAGCGGACCGGCCCCGACCGTGGCCGAGTTCCAGCGAGTGATGGGCGTGACGCGATGACGACCGTGGACCTGGCGACCAAGTACCTGGCGCGGACCCGGCTCGACCGCTGGAAGAACTCGCCGGTGACCTGGGCGCGAGACTGCCTCGCTGTCGATCTGGCGGGCTACCAGGGCGAGGTGTTGGACGCACTCCCCGTCCAGCACCGGGTTGCCGTGCGTGGCCCTCACGGCCTGGGGAAGTCGTTCATGGGCGCGGTGCTGGTGAACTGGTTCGCCACGACCCGGGACCTGATGGGCAAGGACTGGAAGATCATCACCACGGCGTCCGCCTGGCGTCACCTGGAGGTCTACCTCTGGCCGGAGATCCACAAGTGGGCGGGCCGGATCGACTTCGAGACCCTGGGCCGCGCGCCGTACAAGCCGAACAGCGAGCTGTTGGACCTCCGGCTGAAGCTTCAGTACGGCGCGGCCACGGCCGTGGCGAGCAACCAGCCCGAGCGGATCGAGGGCGCGCACGCCGAGGAGCTGCTGTATCTCCTTGACGAGGCAAAGATCGTGCCCCCGGCCACCTGGGACTCGATCGAGGGCGCGTTCTCGAACGCCGGTCCCGACACAGCGGACAACGCCTACGCGTTCGCCATGAGCACGCCCGGCCCGCCGTCCGGCCGGTTCTACGAGATCCACCGGCGCGCACCCGGGTTCGAGGACTGGTGGACCCGACACGTCACGCTGGAGGAAGCCATCGAGTCCGGCCGGATCTCGCGGTCCTGGGCCGACCAACGGCGCGTCCAGTGGGGAGCGGACAGCGCGGTCTACCACAACCGCGTACTGGGCGAGTTCCACGCCAGCGACGAGGACAGCGTGATCCCGCTGGCCTGGCTGGAGGCGGCGATCGAGAGGTGGCACGAGTGGGACCGGGCTGGCCGACCCTCCCCGGGCGGGCCGCTCTGGACCGGCGTGGACGTGGGCCGGGGCGGGGACGAGACGGTCCTGGCGGCGCGCGACGGCTGGGCCATCACCCTGGAAGGCAACCGGCGGCGCGACACGATGGCGACCGTGGGCATGGTCCAGGGCCGGGAAGGCCGCGCCATCATCGACGTGATCGGCCTCGGGGCCGGTGTGTTCGACCGGCTCCGCGAGCTGGGCGCTCGGCCGCTGGCGTACACCGGCTCGGGCAAGGCGCACACCCGGGACCGGTCCGGCAAGTTCGGGTTCACCAACACCCGGTCGGCCGCGTACTGGAACCTCCGCGAGCTGCTGGACCCGGCGTTCGAGCCGACCCTGGCGCTCCCCCCGAACGACCTCATGATCTCGGACCTGACCACCCCGCGCTGGGGCGTGGACACCGGCGTCCCGCCCAAGATCAAGGTGGAGCCCAAGGACAAGGTGGTGGAGCGGCTGGGCCGCTCGCCGGACCGGGGGGACGCCATCGCTATGGCGATGTGGGCGGACCGCCACAAGGGCGGCTCCGGCGCTGGGTTCGTGGAGCCGGTCGGCGCGCTCCCGACCACGGGACTCTCCCCGCTGAGTTGACACCTTGCAGTCCTGGCGGTAAGGTCTAACCCATGACCGAACGAGATTGGGAAGCGAGCGCGCGAGCCCGCCTGGAGCGGAACATCGCGGACACCGTGAGCCGGATGCGAGACACGGCCGACCAGATCGAGCGCGAGGCCAAGCGGAACATCTTGTCCGCCACGGCCCCCGAGCGGGACCTGGAGTTCCAGACCTACCCGCGTGCGGCGGGCCAGGTCGTGCACACGATCCAGACGATGGTGTTCAACCTGAAGCTGGACAACGCCATCGAGTCGGCCGCCGACGCCGAGGCCGCGTGGACCGAGAAGCGCGCGGCCGAGAAGGTGGCCGCGCTGCCCGAGGCCGAGCTGGGCGACATCATGACTGCCCGGGTGAACGGGGCGAACAACGCGCTGGCCGCGATGGCCCGCGCTGTCCAGGGCTGGGCCGAGGGCTCGCACGAGAACCAGGTGAGCATGGGCCACCGGGACGTGAAGCTGGTCCCGGACCAGGAGTTCGTCCTGGCCGACATCCTGAACATGATCAACGACGCGGCGCGCGAGGTCGGCGTGGCCCCGAACTACGGGACGGTGAAGTGATGGCGCGCGAGCTGTACCCCACGGAGCGCTGGACGATCGGCGCGTGGCAGTTCTTCGAGATCGACGGCCGCCAGATCAGCGACACCTACGAGGGCCGCAAGCTGTACGGGTTCACGGCCAACACCGTGGGTGCCCAGGCCGGGGACACCAGCGAGTGGTTCAACACGCTGGAGCACGCGATGGCCGCCGCCATCGCGGAGAAGTACACCGGGCCGCGCGGTGCCGGTGGCTCCGGGGTCGGCACGGCGGCCGACTGGTTCATGCGCATGATCGGCGCGGACTCGCTCGTGGCGGCCGAGGACCGCGAGGTCCAGAGCACGATCCAGGAAGTCCTCCACGCGACCGAGCGTGAGGACGGCCCGCTGTTCCGCCGGGCTCGCGCCATCACGGCCAAGCTGGAGAGCCAGGGCCTCGTCCTGGCCCGCCAGAACCACCCCTGACCCTTCCTCCCCAGAGCGGCCCCGGACCTCATGGTCCGGGGCCGTTCGCCGTTGACACTTCACAGTCAAGGCGACTGGGTACGGTAGGGGAGGAGGTGGTCGGCATGGTGTCATCAGCCGGTGGCCGCAAGGGGTACGTGACCCCGGGCCGCCACAACGTGTACCGGGCGCTGAGGCGCAAGGGCATGAGCAAGAGCAAGGCGGCCCGCATCGCCAACGCTGGCGAGAGCCACGCCCAGCGCTCGCGCATGGCGCGGAAGGCGGCCCGCACCAGGCGGAGTAAGCGCTGAAGCTGTTACTGTGAAGTAACAGCGACAGGAGGAGGACACATTGACGGACGCTGAGACGACCCAGGATCTGACCGCCGGTCACCCCGTCCCCGACGAGGACCCCGAGGCGCACATCGGCCCCGTGGTCCTGGACCCGTGGGACGACGAGGGGGCCACCGACTGGCCGAACGAGACCGTGGACCTGGCCGAGGACGAGGAGGTCTGATCATGGCCGTACTGACCATCGGGCTCCAGACCGTCCGGGCCGAGTTCAACACCGTGTTCCCCAAGCGGGACAAGGCGAGCGACGGCTGGATCGGGGACCAGGCGCACCAGTCCGGCACCTCGGGCCACAACCCCGACAAGAGCGGCCGGGCGGAGTACAAGGACGGGGACTCTCTCGATGAGGTCCGCGCCATCGACGTGGACAAGGATCTCCGCGACGCCTCGGGCCGCAAGGTCACGATGGAGACCCTGGTCCAGTACCTGGTGAAACGGGCTCGGGCCGGGACGTACGTCCCGTTCCGGTACCTGATCTTCAACGGCCGGATCTGGTCGCGCTCGGACGGCTGGAAGACCCGGACGTACACCGGCGCGAACAAGCACGACCAGCACCTCCACTTGTCGGGCGACTACACCCAGACGGCGGACGGCTGGAAGGGCACGCTGGGCCTGAAGACCCTCGTTACGGTCGTGGTGGTCCGGCCCCCGACCAAGCCGACCCCCAAGCCGACCGGGCTGAAGGACTACCCGAACGGCTCGCGGGAGAACTCGGTCAGCAAGAACGCCGAGGGCCAGGACGTGCTCGCGCTCCAGGGGTTCATCGGGGAGCGGGCCGGTAAGGCGGACGGCAAGTTCGGGGACAAGACCCGGGCCGGTGTCCGCTGGTACCAGGACATGCGGGGGCTGAAGGTCGATGGGGTCGCTGGCCCCAAGACCTGGGCTCCCATCGTGAAGATCATCGGGAGGTAGGACGGATGACCCAGATCAAGATTTTCGGGCGCGAGCCCGCGCTGTGGATCGGCCTCGGTGGCGCGCTGGTCACCTGGCTGGTCTCGCTCGGCTTGGACTGGCTGAACGCGGGCCAGGCGACGGCCATCACCACGGCGCTCGCGGCCGTGCTGATCGCGCTCACCACGCGGCCCATCGCCCCGGCGCTGTTCGTCGGTGCCGTGGCCGCTGGCTCCGCGCTGTTCGCGGAGTACAACTTCGCGGTCTCGGACGCGTTCGTGACCGGGCTCGGTGCCATCATCCTGGCCGGGTTCGCGCTGTTCGGCATCCGGCCCCAGGTGACCCCGGCCGCCGACCAGGCTCCCACGGCGCTGTCCACGGGCCAGGTCCGCTAGGCTCGGTCCGACTGCTCAAACGGAACGGCCCCCGCCTCACTGTCGAGGTCGGGGGCCGTTCTCTGTCTGGGGTCAGAAGCCCCCGGCGTACCGGTTCAGCTCGGCCTTGACGGCCTCACAGATCCCCATGTCCTCGGTGAGCCGGTCCACCAGGCCCGAGGCGAACGCCAGGGCGTTTGCCCCCGCCTCGGTCCGGGCGGGCTCGCCCACGGCCGTGACGATCAGGCCCAGGACCGTGTTCTCCAGCTTGTCCTTGGCCGCCGCGATGATGCCCTGAAGTTCCTCCACCTCCAGGCCCGCGAACCCGACGCCCTCGTGGTGTTCGTTGCTCATGTTCATCTCGATCTCCTCCCCGTCCGGGGGCCGTTCCCCCTGACACGACTTACTTTACAGGCGTGACGGTGAAGTGTCAACCAACGATGTCCCGCGAGCGGTTCGCCTTCCGGGTGGCGAGCCGGTCCCGCACCCCGGCGACATGCCAGCGCACCCGGCGGACGACGTGCCAGCGGACCCAGCCGCCCTCGTCCCACCAGTGCCCGTCCTTGTAGTCCACTAGCGCTCTGCCTTCCTGATCACGGCCACGGTGCGGCCCTCGCGGTGTGCTTGCTCTCGGGGTGGCTCCGGGCCGAACAGCCCGGGTACGTGGCTCAGGACGAACAGGACGGGCCGCCAGAAGCGGCCACGCCCTGGTCCTGTTCCCTCGATCAACGGGAGCCGCCGGAGCCGGTGCCCCGGCCGCCCTGCTGGCCGTCCCGGCCGCCGCCCTCGGTACGACCCGGGCCGGTGCCCGAGCCGCCGGACCCGCCGGACGAGCCGCCGCTGGAGCGATCGTCCCGGCTCGGGCCGGTGTTGTCCTTGTCGCGCGCCATTGTCCCCTCCTCTGAGCGGGACCTCCCCGCCACTACGTACAACCTTACAGTAGTGACGGGGAAGTGTCCAGCTCTACCGGCGGGCCGCCCAGATACACGCCGCGATGGCGAGCACGAACAGCGCCGCACCCAGGTTGTTGCCGACATCGAACTCCACGGTTCAGTCCTCTTTCCGAGCTAGGAACCCCGGCGCGTCGCTGGGGTCGATCAGGTTGGCCTCCACGGCCTGGGTCAGGTCGTGGATCACGGCCGTGGTGGCCGTGCCCTCGATCTGGACGAGGGCGTATCCGGCACGAGCCAGCGAGCCCGCGAGGGCGTCCGCTGTCTTCTCGTCCCCGGACAGCCACTCGGGAAGCGCGGCCAGGACAGCCGCCACCGTGGCGTGGTGGTCAAGCGCCTGGCTGGTGAGAAACCAGCCGTTCGGATCGGTGGTCATCGCCTTGCCTTCCTCCCCGGTCCGTCCGGGGGTTGCCACGTTACCGTCATGACTGCTAGGTTTGCAACTACCGAACGAGGAAGGACAGCGGAGATGGCTAAGCGGGTCGTGTTCAACGAGGTGGACCCCGGTATCGGGATCACGCTCAGCGAGTGGCTACCGGCAAACGGGTCGGCCCCTCGGGGCTGGCGTGGCTCGTGCACCGAGTGCGGCAAGACGATGCACCGGTGGGACGAGGAGAAGGCCGTACGGTCCGCCCAGGCTCACGTGGACAGCCACGAGCCCGTCCTGATCGGTGGAGACACCGACGCCCTTGTCCGTTAGACGACCACGGCCCTCCCGGTAAGGGGAGGGCCGAGACCGAACAGGAAGGAAGGTGCGGGCCGAGATGAGCCAGCACAGCCAGCGTACACAGCAAGGCCCCTCGTGGGCGTCGATCATCGCCGGAGCCGTCCTCGTGTTGGCGGCCGTGGCCGTCTCGACCTGGATCAGCTCCTCGGACACCCTGACCTGGCGCGAGGTCGCCGGGATGGCCGGGTGGACCCTGCTCGCCGTGCTGCTGACCGGCCAGGTCGTGGGCCGCCTCGTGGAGCGCAAGATCCAGGACGACCGGGTGAAGCGGGCCGAGGAGCGCCAGCGCGCCGACCGGGAGCGCAACACGGCCACCTGGGAAGGCGACGCCGGGGAGAAGCTGACCATCCGGTATGAGCCCGAGACCGGCCGGTACCTGGCCGAGGGGTGGATCTCGGACCACTGGCAGATCCACCCCGAGACCGAGTGGAAGGACCGGGCCACCCTGGTCAACACCCTGGCCGAGCTGGAGCTGTCCGGCGAGATGACCCCGTGGGACGACGAGGGGACGCGGGCCGTCCGGGCGCGGCTGGACCTCCCGGACTGGGACGAGGAGCTGGAGAGCGTGACCCAGCCCGCCGGAGAGCCGCGCGAGGACTGGATGGACACGACCGACCCCGAGGCCGACAGCTACCCCCAGAGCGCCGACCCGCGTACCGAGGTGCTGGCGGCCATCCGGGATGACCTGGGCGTGGCTGACACCGTGACCTCGCTCCCCGTGCCGGTGCGATCCGGGCCGACCCTGGCCGACGAGGCGACCACGCGCCTGGACTGGCCGGAGCGGACCGGACCCAGCGCGGCGGCGCTCCGGGCCATCGAGGTGCCGGTGTTCCGGACCGAGGCCGAGCGGGCCGCGTGGGCCACCGAGCGGGACATCCCTACCGAGTTCCTGCCGGTCCAGGACGGCCGCCACCGGCCCGCGTGCGACGTGGACGGGGCCACCGGCTGGTGCACCACGCACGGCCAGTACGAGGGCTGAACCTCACAGTCTTGACATTGCACTGACAAGGCGGCTCGGGTTCGCTCGGGCCGCCTTCTCGGTTGACACCTCGCAGTGATGACGGTAAGGTGGAGCACATGACAACGACGAACCGATACGACCCGGCACGACCGGAACACCGGGCGATGTGCCAGCGGACCAAGTGCCAGGGCATACCGGCACACCCCGGCGGACGGCACCTGGACCAGCGCGATGACCTGTACGACGGACCGGACACCTTGCTGGCGGCCACGTCGATGTACGTCCGGGCCAGCGCGCGGAAGATCATCACGGACGCACCGGCACTGACCCCCGAGGTCGTGGACCTGGTGACGTACGTCGAGTTCCTGGGCGACCAGGCGACCCACGCACGAGTGGACCGGGACCGGGGTATCCGCGAGGCCAGCGCGAGGGCGCTCGACTGTGAGGCGCACGGCGACGTGATCAAGGGCCTGGAGGCCCAGGTCCACGCGTTCGACAAGAGCGCGCGCAACAGCGAGGCCGGGCGGCTGGCGGCGCTGGGGTTCCTGTTCGCGGTGGACGAGGTGCTGGCCGGGACGCTGCTCCCCAACCTCACCGTGGCGGACCTGGTGGCGGCGCTGAAGGCGGCCAGCAAGCGGGCACACGCGGCGCACGATCGGGCGTGGAAGTCATGAGCGTGGGCTACCTCAAGAAGTGCTCCAGCGGCGGACGCCCCAAGACCCAGCACCGGACCCAGGCCGAGGCCGAGGGCCAGCGCTCGGGGCTGATCGCGGCCGGGAAGTGGACCCGGGGGAACTCGAACACCTACTGGTGCAACCAGTGCGGGTTCTTCCACGCGGGCAAGCTGGGCCGCGCCAACCGGGGCAAGGGCCGCAAGGTGGCCGCTAAGAACATCCCCCGTCACCTGGCGAGCCAGTGAGCGCCGGGGACCGGCCAGCGAGCCGGAGAGGCACGACGAACGGCAACGCCCGGGGAGGCAGTGAGGACCGTAGGCGACGCCGTGAGTGGCTGGTGGCGTGCTACCGGGCCGACCAGGACGTGGTGGTGATCGACCTGTTCCACGGCCCGATGGTGGTCGCCGTGCTGGTCGGCACCGAGGGCGCTCAACCGGCGTGCCGGTGCTACCGATGCGGCCAGCTCCTGACCGTGGACACCGTGACCGTGGACCGTATCCGGCCCGGGTGCCAGGGCGGGACGTACCGGCGGGACAACATTCGTCCCGCTTGCTCCCGGTGCAACAGCTCGACCGGCGCGACGACGAGGAGGAAGTGATGATCGACCAGATCGGGATGTGGCCGCCGAGCGAGGACGGCCTGGCCCGCCGGGAGGGGGAGCCGGACGGCTGGCACACCCGGCGGTTGACAGATGACGGTCACCCGCTGATGGGTAGCTCTCCGGCCGAGCGCGAGGAGGCGGCCGACCGTGGCGCGCGGATCATGCGCCAAGCGATGCGGGACCACCCGTTCGTCGGGGGCGGCCGGTATTGCGAGGCCCGGATCTCGTTCGCGCCGATGGGCTCGGCCGAGACCGGCACGATCACCGGCTGGGCTGGCTGTGGCTACAACCGCGAGACGCACCCGGTGTGCGCGTGCTCGGAGCGGCTGGACTACGACGACGAGAAGATCCGGACCCACTGTGCCGAGCATTGCCCCCGGGTGCTCGCTGGCGACTGGAGCGAGTGCCGTGGGTGCTGAGGTCCGGCCGGTGGACCGGGGGCCGGGCCGCTGTCCCTCGTGCGGGAAGAAGTACGGGCAGGACGAGGCCCGGTGCTACCCCGGCATACCGGCCGTGCGGACCAAGAGCGGACGCGGGATCTCGGCCCGGTGCGATCGGGACGGCACGCTGGCCGTGCCTCCCGCGATGCCCTCGGACATCCGTGGCGTGGTGCGCGAGTTCCGGGCCGCTGGGGCCGCGTGGGAGGTCGTGGACGCCTGGCTCCGGCGCTTTGGCCTGGTGCGCGACCCCGCCGACGCACCCCGGGCGGCGCGTGGCACCTGGCCTCCCCGGCCGCCGCAATCCACACCCCGAGGACCCCGGCCCCCTCGCAAGGAGACGGCTCGGCCGTTCACGTACGGGGGCCATGAGTCTGGGGAACCCTCAAGTGAAGGTCGAGGGTTGAGCGGGTGCCCGGAGAGCGTGAGCGGCCACGGCTCGGCGGACGCCGAGGGCCGGTGCCCGTGGTGCAAGCGCAAGATCGAGCGCAAGACCAGCGCGCCGGACCGGGTGCCGCCGACCGTCCAGGGCCAGGAGTACCGGCGGCACTATGACCCGGACTGGGGCTCGGACCATCGGGACGTTTGAGGGGACCTGGGTATAGCGCGCGAACTCTCGATTCTGAGAAATGATGTCTTTGTTAACGCATTACCCCCACATGCGTACACACGTGAGGCGCGTTAGAAAGATTTCTGGGTTTTGTCGTGTACCCACTCCCCTCCCCCGGGGCGCGCCCATCGGTTACCATCGTGTACCATCGGTGCATGACCAAGAAGCTGGCGAACGTGACGCGAGGTGACGTGGAGGCCGTGGTGGCCCGGATCGGCGGAGCGGGGGTCTACCTCTCCGCCGATCTGTACGAGGAGTACCTGGCGTACGCCGGGGAGAAGGGCGACCCGCCGGGCTCGTTCATCGCCTGGGGCCAGGCCCTGGGGCGCGCCGGTGGACAGCGCAAGGTCCGTACGGTCGAGGGCGTCAAGCACCGGGCGTGGTTGGTGTGACCGAGCTGAAGCCCACGGCCCAGGTGGCCGGGCTGACCCAGGCCAACCTCCGCGCGGTGGTCGAGGACATGGGGCGCGGCCCTGGCTGGTACCCGAGCGCCGAGCTGTACGACTGGTACGCGGCGATGGCGCGCGAGGCCGGGCTGATCCCGGTCACCCAGAACGCGTTCGGCCGGTCCTTGACCGAGCTGGGCTACCGGGCGTCGCTCCGCCGGTTCGAGGGCGCGCTGGCTCGCTGCCGGTTCATCAGCGCGCGGACCTTCAGGGACTGACTGTGAAGTGTCAAGCGGACGCTGGAGCCGAGATGCCCCCTTGTGCCCGTAGGATGGGCGCATGACGGTCCCGCTCTGGCTCCAGCTCCTGGTGTTCGCGCTCGCCGTGGCACGCCTGACCGGGCTCATCGTGGCCGACTCGATCACTGAGCCCGTGCGCGACTGGATCACGGTCCGGCTGGACGATCGGCCCGCCACCCTGGGCGCGGCCATCTCCACGTTGATCACGTGTCCGTGGTGCGCCGGGATGTGGGTGGCCCTGGTTGCCGCTCCCCTGGTCTGGTTCTGGGGCGACTCGCCCGTCATGCTGATCCCGGCCCTGGCCCTGGCCTTCAGCCAGGTCACCGGCATGACCGCGAACCTCGGGAGGTAATGGTGGCTCTCCGCCGACAGAAGGCGCTCGCGCCGCCCGAGCCGTTCGGCCACGAGGTGGCCCAGCGGATCGCGCTCGCCGGTGCCACGGCCCAGGTGGACCTCGGGGCCACCGGCTCGTGGCGTACCTGGAAGTTCGGGAACCGCGACTGGCAGACCGAGGGCTGGCGTCTGTACGACATCATCCCGGAACACCACTTCCTGGCCGGGCGCGTCGGTGACAGCGTGGCCCAGGCCCGGCTCTACGTGACCGAGGTGGACGACACCGGCGAGGAACAGGGCGAGGTCCAGGACGAGACGATCCGCCGCCTGGCCGCCGTCCCGCTCGGCACGGGGAGCCAGCGCGATGACAACCTCCGGCTGGCCGGGGTGGACCTCGCCGTGGGCGGGGAGTGCTGGATCGTGGGCGAGGGCGCGGCCAGCAACCCCGAGGCGGCCGAGGGCTCCTGGTTCGTGGTGACCGGCTCGGCGCTGTCCCGCACCGGCGACGAGATCAGCGTGAAGCGGCCCCAGATCCGGGGCGGCTCAAAGCTGGTGCTCCAGGACGGGACGGACATCCTGATCCGGTGCTGGCGTCCGCACCCCAACGACACCGACCAGGCCGACTCGTTCACGCGCTCGGCCATCGTGCCGTTGCGCGAGATCGAGCTGTTGACCAAGCGCGAGTTCGCGGAGCTGGACTCCCGGCTCACCGGCGCTGGCGTGATGTTCCTCCCCGAGGGCATCGACTTCCCCCGGCTGGACTCCGACCCCGAGGGCCTGGCCGGGTTCATGGCCTACCTTCAGCGCGCCGCCGCCGCGAGCATGGCCGACCAGAGCCGCGCCAGCGCGATGGTCCCGATCATGGCGACCGTGCCGGACGAGATGATCGAGCACCTGGACAAGCTGAAGCCGATCAACTTCTGGAGCGAGCTGTCCGCCGAGATCACCCCGATGAAGGACAAGGCGATTGCTCGCCTGGCCTCGTCGGCCGAGATCCCGGGCGAGGTGCTGACCGGCATCGGGGACGCCAACCACTGGACCGCCTGGCTGATCTCGGACGAGGGCATTCGGTGGATTCGCTCGTACCTGGGCCTCATCGCGGACGCCCTCACCCGAGGGTTCCTCCGGCGCGCCCTGGAGTCGATGGGCGTCGCCAACCCCGAGCGGTACGCGTTCGCGTTCGACACGTCCAGCCTGGCCGCCAAGCCCAACCGCCTGGACGAGGCGCTACAGCTCCACGACCGGTTCCTGATCCGCGATGACGAGGTGGTCAAGGCCGGAGCGTTCGACCCGGACCAGATGCCCTCGGTCCCCGAGCGCGCGGCCCAGATCCTCCTCAGCCTGGTGAAGACCCAGCCGGACCTCATCCTGGACCCAGCCGTCCAGGCGGCGCTCGGCCTTCCCGGCGTCAAGAGCGTGGGCCTTCCGCCGACCTCGGACCAGAACGCGGACAGTGCTCCGAGCGATAGCGAGGAGGACGACGGCGCGCCGAACGGGGGAGAGGCACCCGACGAGCCGGACGAGGCCGCCGCCATCACGGCGCGCCTTGACGAGCGGATCGCGCTGGCCGCCCGGCCGGTGCTGGCGCTCCCTTCCCCGATGGCCGTGTTCAACGCCTCGGCCAAGCTGATGATCCTCCGCGCGCTGGAGCTGGCGGGCGGCCGACTCACCACGCCGCAAGAGCGGCACGGCCGCTGGTCCGAGGTGCCGCGCCACGAACTCCACCACCACGTGGGGCCGATCACCCCGGAGAAGGCGCGCAAGGTCACCGAGGGCGCGTGGACCCACGTGGGCGTGGCCGCCGCCGACCTCGGCGTGGACCCGGCCGAGCTGGAGCGGGTGCTGTCCACCTACGTGTCCGAGCTGCTGACCCGAGGGCTCCGCCACCACGACGACATGCTGTACGCCACGCTGGCGATGCCGAACCAGGGCCGTGGGCTTCTGGAGGTGGAGGCCGCATGATCATCGACCGAGCGACCGTGGCCGCCGGGTTCGGCGTGATCGCGCTCGCCGTGACCTACTTCGTGATGGGCCTGGTCTGGTGACCGGCCCCGTGTGGAACGGTCAGGGCGAGGACCCCTGGCTCCCGCACCGGCTGGAGGCCGCGCTGGAGGTGGTCCAGGTGGAGCGGGACATCCGGTCCGCCGTCTGGGCCGCGCTCTCGGACTGGCTGGTCCAGCTCTCCCGGCGCGTGCTCCGGGGAGCCGAGCGGCCCGACCTGGACGCGGTATGGGCGATGGCTCCGCTGTGGCGCGAGGCCGTGGACCTGATCCTGAACGGTGAAATCTGGAAGGCCATCGGCCTGGCGTTCGAGCGGTTGCTGGGTAAGGACTACGCCTGGGACCAGCGGCCCGCCATCACGCGGTACCTGGCCGAGGTGCGTAACCGCCTGGTCCGCATCCCGGACGAGGTGTACGACCTGGTAGCGGGCCAGCTCTCGACCGGGATCAACCTGGGCGAGAGCATCCCCCAGCTAGCGGCGCGCGTTGACATTGTGCTGTCAACCACGGCGAGCGAGCGCTGGCCGAACCGGGCAACCGTGATTGCCCGGACCGAGACGATCGGCGCGCTGAACGCGGGCCGGTCCGAGGCGTTCGGGACCGTGGCTGAGGCGGACCCCGAGCTGGAGCTGGAGAAGTTCTGGCTGGCGACGGAGGACCACCGGACCCGCGAGACCCACGTGGCCGCCGATGGACAGCGGGTGCCGGTGTCCGGCCGGTTCATCGTGGGCGGGTTCGAGCTGGCGTTCCCGGGCGACCCGACCGGGCCAGCCCAGGAAGTGATCCAGTGCCGGTGCACCATGCTGTTGGTGGAGCCCGGCGAAAGCGTGGACCTGAGCAACCGCCAGTTCCGGCGCGGCCGGTAGCCTGGCCGAGGAGGAGGAAGTCATGGGTACGAAGTTTCAGACCATGCTCGCGCCAATCGGCCTGAGCACCGGCGACGGACGACGGTTCGCGGAGGGCGGTATCTCGCTCGACACGCTCCCGATGCCGTTCGAGTGGGCGCGCTCGCGCGAGGGCGGCCACGACGGCGCGGTGGTCGTGGGAGCTGTCCAGGAGGCGGCCGTCCTGACCGTCAAGGAGGCGTTGGCCCAGGGCTACGTCTCGGCCGAGCGGGCCAAGGGGATGGACCAGAAGCTGACCGCCGTCTGGGCGCGCGGCGAGCTGTTCGACGGCGTGAGCCGCGAGGAGATGCCGCGCCTGGCCGAGGACGTGGCCGAGGCCATGCACCTGATCGGTGCTGGCACGCTCGGGCCGTCCGTGGACCTGGACTCGTTCGAGGGCGTCCCGGTGTTCGAGGGCACCGACGAGGAGGTGACCTGGGAGCGGCTGGAGGAGATTTACGAGGAGACCGGCGAGGAGCCCAAGCTGGAGCTGTTGATCACCCAGGGCCGGGTCCGCGCCGCCACTCTCGTCTCGATCCCGGCGTTTGCCGAGACCTCCCGGCCGCTGGAGCTGGCCGCCGACGAGGAGCCCGCCGAGGGCGACGAGGACGCGACCGAGCACGCGGCCGAGCTGCTGGCCCTGGTCGCCTCGGTCAGCGTGGAGACGCTGCCCGACGTGGCCGCGTTCTCGCTCCCCGAGCTGGCCGGGCCGACCCCGATCACGTACGACACCGAGACCGGCCGGGTGTTCGGCCACATCGCCACCTGGAAGACCTGTCACGTCGGGTACGCGGACGTGTGCGTGACCGCCCCCAAGGACGACAGCGGGGCGTACGCCTGGTTCAACCGCTACCCGGTCGAGACCGAGGACGGCACCGTGTGGACGGGCCGGATCACGGTCGGCGGCCGTCACGCCGGGCTCTCGCTGAACGCCTCGGCCACGATGGCCCAGTACGACACCAAGACGGTGGCGGCCGACGTGCGCGCCTATGAGGACGAGTTCGGGATCGTGGTGGCCGGTGTGCTCCGGCCGGGCCTGGACGCGACCACGCTCCAGGTGCTGGCGCGCCGCAAGGTGTCCGGCGACTGGCGCGAGACCCCGGGCGGGCTGAGCCTGGTCGAGGTGCTGGCGCTGTCCCCTGGCCCCCGTGCTCACGCTGAGCCGGGTTTCCCGGTCCCGGGGACCTTCTCCCGGGGTGGCCGCCAGGTGGCGCTCACGGCGTCGCTGGGGCCGGTGGCCCAGACGTTCGGCGTTCGCCCGGCCGGGCTGAAGTCGATCGACATCCAGGGCGCGGTTCGCGCGGCCCTGGCGGAGGACCGCGCGGCCACGGCCGAGCGCGAGCGGCTGGCGGCCGACCTGGCCCCGGTGCTCGCGGTCGAGGCGGCCCGCGCGGACGAGGAGCGCGGGGCGCTGGCCGCCGCGCTGGATGGGGAGGCGTGACATGGGCTGTGCCTGTGGCAAGGGAAAGGCCAAGCGGGAGAGCTACAAGGTCAAGCTTCCCGGCGGGCTGACCGTGACCAAGACGAGCGAGGCCGCCGCTACGGCGTTCGCGGCCAAGCACCCGGGGTCCACGGTGACGAAAGCTGCCTGACCCGCCAGTCAGGTAAGACCGGGACCAGGAGCCCGGACGCGGAGAAGGCCCGGCCCCCGCGAGGGGTGCCGGGCCTTCCTGGTTCTCTACAGCTCCCCGGTCTCGTCCTCGAACGTGACGAGTACGCCCTGGGCCAGTCCCTCGGCGGTGGCCGCCCGGATGAACGCGGCCGGATCGTCCGTGACCTTGGTGGTCATCTGGCGGCCCTTGGGGTCCTGGGTCTCGCGGCTGGTGTCCCGGATGTCGAGGAAGTAGCGGCCGATGTGCGCGGTGGCCGGGTTCGTGCTGACCGAGACGATGATGTTCATGGTCTTGTCCATGTCTGATGTTGCCTCTCTGGAGTTTTCAACCGGGCCGCTCCCGGCCACAGAGAGAACATTACAGGCTTGACTGTGAAGTGTCAACTAGGGCGGGCTACCCGGTTCGGGTTGCGGTCCGAGTAGCGCCAGCACTTCGGGCAGTCCGGGTGTCCCACGCCGTGCTCGGGACGGCAGTCCTCCTCGGTCAGGAGCGCCAGCACGGCCCCCGGGCTGATGGTGCCCTGGAGCGCCAGCGTGCGCCGGAGTTCGTCCTCCGCCGCCGTGGTGACCCGGTGGCCCCGGATACCGTCCACAGTCGGCTGGACGCCCTCGATCTTGCGGACCTCGCGCTGGAGCCACTGCCAATCGGGGGACCAGACGTAGCGCTCCTCCACCTGGCCGCCCACGCACGGCCGCCAGTCGAACGGGAGGTGGTACCAGCCGGAGAGCATGTGATCCGGGACGAACGAGGACATGCCCCGGTTGCCCCCGAACGCCTCCAGTGAGATGTTCACCCCACGCCAGCCCGGCGCGTGCCAGTCCGGGTCCTTCTCCACTCGGGCCGTCACCCGGATACAGCTCGATCCGTTCGTGATGGTCGCGCCCACCTGTACGTCCATGACTGCCTCCACTTTGCTGTCCTGACTGCAAGGTTACCACCAGGAGAGGCGGGCCGCCAGGTGCTCGGCCCGCCTCGCTGGGTCAGTCCTCGTCCGGGGGCGGAGGAGGCGGCCCGGGGTGCGGCCACTCCGTGCTCGGCCCGCTCATCAGTTCGCCACGATGGGGAGGTGGACCCAGACCCATCCGTCCGCCGGGATCACGGCCGTCTCGGTCGGCTGGCCGTTCACCAGGGCGATCCGCCACTGTCGCCACTCGGACGCCTCGGCCTCGGGGACCATGATGGTCACCCCGTCCACCTGGCGCTCGGTCACGATGATGTGCTCGGTGACCGCGCCGAGCCAGCGCGGCTCGCGCGGCCCGTCCGTCCCGATGGGCGAGCTGACCAGCATGTCCCCGGTGGCGACCAGCGCCGCCTTGACGCGCGCCGGTCGAATCTCCAGTACCTCCACGAACCTCTCCTATCCCTCGTCGTACCAGACGGAATCGGCGTGCGACTCCCATCCGGCGTCCCGGGCGCGCTGGCTGTCAGCGGCCCACTCGTCCACGATCCGGCGGACAGCCGCCGCGCTCAGGTTGAACCCCTTCACGAACGATTCGATCTCCTCGCGGGACCGGGGCTCGGTCCGCTCGGGCCGTGCTCCGACCGAGGCCGCCACGTCCTGGGCGGCCCGGATGCCCTTCTCGTATGCCCGTCCCATCTCAACCCCTCCCCGGGTCGGGGCGGGGACCTCGCGGCCCCCGCCCGGTTCGTCACTTGTTGATACAGATTGGCCCGATACCGGCGGCCCGGCTGGCCTCGTCGGTGAGGGCCTTCCCGCACCGGCCGCACTCGCCCAGCTCGCGGCCGTAGCGGACCAGCGCGCCGTGGGCGTCCTGGGCGATCAGGGCGACGATCTCCCGGATGCGGGGGACGTTGCGGATCGCGTGCCAGTCATCGCTCGCCTGAACGTCCAGGAAGACCATCCCGGCGCGGCGGCCGTTCTTGACCCGGAAGAACTTCAGCGTCCCCTCGTGCTCGACCGCGTACCGGCCGTCCGCCACCTCGGCGGCCGGAGCCGCCGGTGTCCGGGGCGCGCTGGCCTTCAGGGTCTTGATCTTGTCGATCATGTTCGAGATCCAGCGGCTGGCGGTGCCGGTGCGGCCCGGGGTCCAGCGACCGTGCTCGGTCATGCCGTCCGTGTAGGTGCGGGCCTGGGCGGCCAGCCCAGCGTCCAGCTCGCTGATCTGGGCGATCAGGCGCTCCATGAGCGCGCTCTGGGCCTCGCTGCGGAGGTCCGCCACGTGCTCGGCGGGCACCAGGTCCAGGAGGTCCATGTCCTGGCTGGCCTCTAGGGTCAGCGCCTCGGCCTCGGTCACGGCCATCTCCTCGCGGTAGTTGCGGCCGGTGGTCGAGGAGACCCCGGTGTGGAAGACCTGGAGGAACGTCGCGGTGTGCGGGTTGCGGGTGTAGTTGCGCTCGCGGGTCGTGGTGGTCATCTCTGGTGGTCCTTCCCGTTCGGCCTGCCGTGCTGATAGGAAGAACATTACAGCCATGACTGTGGAGTGTCAACAGCTACGCCGGGGAAGTTTCAGCGTACCGGGGAGGGGGCGACTCGCCCGAGATGGCCGCCCCCGGTGCTAGGATCGCGCTTGACATCCCGGTGTCAGGATTCGACCCGGCCGGAAGTCGATCAATGACGAGACCGACTGGAGGAACCGGACACCATGTTCCCGTTCGAGATCCCGGCCGATCTGTCCGCGCTCAGCGCGGCGGATTTCACGGCCTTCCGGACCCAGGTCCGCGAGTTCGCCCAGACCACGCTCAGCGACGCGAACGCGTCCGCCGAGCTGCTGGTGGCGACCCGCGAACTGTTCACCAACACCGAGGGCGAGCAGACCCGCCGGACCGAGCTGGCGAGTGCGGCTGAGGCCGCGCGGACCGAGCTGGCCGCTGGCCTCGCGCCGACCGAGCCCGAGCCCACCCCGGCTCCGGTTCCCACCCCGGCCCCGACCGTTCCGGCCCCGGGCGGCTCCGAGCCCGTCCCGGCCGCCGTCCCGGCGACCCCGGCCACCCAGGCGAGCACCATCGACCCGGCCCCCGAGGCCGAGCCCGAGCGGTTCGCCACCATGACCGCCTCGGCGGACGCCCCGGGCAACCGTGGCGGGGAGCTGGCCTCCTTCTCGGACGCCGGTGTCCTGATCGAGCGTCGGCTGGCGTCCTACTCCACCGGCACCTCGCGCCGCCCCGCCGGTGAGCTGGCGACCCGGGACCTCGGCAACAGCCGGTTCTCGATCGGCGGCCGGTCCATGCAGCGTCACGGCAACGTGGCGTTCACCCGGGAGTTCCCGGCGGACCTGCGGATCACGGACGACAAGAGCGCGCTGGCCGTGCTCGACCACGCGACCGACGAGCACCGTCTCCAGGGCGGCTCGCTCATCAACGCCATGACCGCCTCGGTCAAGGGCGGCGCGAGCCTGACCGCTGCGGTCGGCTGGTGTGCCCCGTCCGAGACGATCTACGACCTGTGCGCGCTGGAGACCCTGGACGGGATGCTGGACATCCCGGAGGTCCAGGCCACGCGCGGCGGGTTCATGGTCCCGGAGAACGGTGGCCCGAACTTCTCCACCATCTATGACTCGATCGGTGATGACGGCGATGTCATCCTGACCGAGTACGACGTGGAGAACGGCGCGGACAAGGTGTGCGTGGAGATCCCGTGCCCCGACTTCATCGAGGTCCGCCTGGACGTGGCGTACGTCTGCATCACCGGCTCGCTCCTCCAGCGCCGGGGCTACCCCGAGGCCGTCACCCGCTTCTCCCAGGGTGCGATGGTCGCGCTGGCCCACAAGGTCAACGAGTCGGTCATCGCGCGCATCGTCGCCGGTTCCGGCGCGGTGGTCACGATCGCGGCCGACGCCTCGGGCGACGACGCGGCGAGCGCGCTGCTCTCCGGCGTGGAGCTGGCGATCGAGGACATGAAGTACCGCAACCGGATGGGCCGTACGGCCACGATCGAGATCGTCCTCCCCGCGTGGGTCATCGCTCCGATCCGGGCCGCGCTCGCGCGTCGCCAGGGCGTGGCGGCGATCAACGTCACGGACGCCGAGATCCTGGCCGCGTTCACCACCCGGCACGCCGTGCCCCGGTTCGTCTACGACTGGCAGGACGCGTACAGCGGCCTGGCCGGTGGCCCCGGCTCCCAGACCCCCATCACGACCTGGCCCGCCACGGTCCGGTTCCTGGCCTACCCGGCCGGTACCTGGGTCAAGCCGGTCCGCGACGTGGTGAACCTGGACACGATCTACGACAACGCGCTTCTGACCCAGAACCAGTACACCGCGCTGTTCGCGGAGGACGGGTTCGCGGTGCTCAAGATGTGCGCCGACTCGCGCCTGTACCAGGTGCCGATCGACACCTCCGGCGTCGTCGGCTGCTGCCCGTAATGATCACCGGTGAGCGCCCGGCCGTCCGGCCGGGCGCTACGCCCCTACCTCACCGAGGAGGTGATCACAGGTGGCAATGATCCCAGCCCCGATCGTCCCGGCCCCCGAACGGCTCCGCCGCCGGTACGGCCTGTTCGACGCGGCCAGCGGCCCGCTTGACTTCCCGGCTCACGGGGAGGGCGGTGGCGTCCGCTTCCAGCCGCTGGAGTGCGGCACGTCGTACCCGTACGGCGTCGCCTGCTACGCGCCCGGCGAGGCCCCGGAGAAGCCGCTGGACAACGGCAACGACGAGGTTTCCACCGGCGTGTTCGCGGTGCTCTCCACGCTGCTCTGTGGGTCGGTGGGCTACTCGGACGAGGAGTTCCGGACCCAGGTCCGGCGACGCCTGGAAGGCTCCGAGATGGCCGCCGTGGAGCGGGCTCTCTGGGGTGGTCTCGACTTCGAGGGCAACCCGCTGGAGATCCTGACCCTGAACGGCGAGGCCGAGGACGTGGACCCGGGCTACGACCCGGGCCTGATCACGGACGTGGTTGGCGCTCTGGAGCGCTACGCCTACACCGAGCAGGGCTACGGGGGCGTGGCGTACATCCATGCTCCGATCGAGGTGGCCGCGTTCGCGGCCGAGGCCGGTCTGGTCCTCCCCGAGACCGCCGGTCCGACCGGGCGCAAGGTGACCCCCCTGGGGTCCATCTGGGCGTTCGGTGCCTACCCCGCCGGGTCGATCATCGTCACGGGCCAGACCACGGTCTGGCGCGCGCCGGAGATCCAGGTTTACAACTCGTTCGACCAGAACACGAACGAGGTCCTGATGGTTGCCGAGCGCGCCTACTCGGTCGCTTTCGAGTGCTTCGCCGGTCGGGCGGAGTTCGATCCCCTGGAGGTCACGTCACCATGACGAACCTGCTCTGTGCCAAGCCGCTCCAGGGGGAGACCATTCGGGTCACCCGTTTGGACGAATGCGGTAACCCCGAGTTCGGGGACTGCGCGTACGCCGTGAGTGACGGGTACGTGTCGGTCACCCTGACCCCCAACACCGAGGAAGGCGAGCGCTTCCTCCAGCGCAACGCCAAGGGCCAGGCGATCGTGAACCAGCGGTCCGCCCCGTCCCTGAACTGGTACGACGTGTCGATGGTCTTCCAGGAGGTGGACCCCGAGCTGTTCACGATCATCACGGGGCTTCTGCCGTACATGGACGACCAGGACAACGTGATCGGCTTCCCGGTCACGGAGTCCAACTTCGCCACGGCGAACTTCGCGCTGGAGGCGTGGATGGGGAACGCGGAGGAGGAGTGCCTTCCGGGCGACACCTTCCCGTTCTTCGGATACAACCTCCTGCCGTGGGTCGTGGAGGGCGCGCTGTCCGAGGACATCGTGATCACCAACGACCTGATCACCTTCACGGTGGTCGGCCGTACGCGGAAGGGCACCCCCTGGGGCACCGGCCCGTACGACGTGGTTCGGGAGGTCGGGGGCGACCCGGCTCCGCTGTTCACGGCGATCCCGAGCGACACGCACCACCTCCCGATCTGGACTCAGCTCGCGCCGCCGGAGCCCGAGTGCGGTTGCCAGGCGCTCAGCTCCTGACAGTGGAGTGTCAACAGGCCCGCCGGGGAGGTTCACCGGCGGGCCTGTTCTGTCCCGTACCCTGGCCCTAGACCGAACAGGAGGCCCCGATGGCCGCACCGTGTGAGTGGGACGTGGACCCCGTGGCCCTCGGCGTGTGCGCCGAGTGGGCCGACCGTCCCGAACCGATCCGGGAGGCCGCCCTGGAGCTGGCTTCCACCTTCCTCTGGGGCGCGACCGGCCGCCGGTACGGCGTCTGTGAGCTGACCGTCCGGCCCAGCCAGTCCAACCGGGCCGAGCTGGTCTACCAGGACTTTGTGGTGGCCCCGGGCCTGGGCGGGCTCGGCACGCCGGGCGGCCCGTTCCTGTTCGGTGGCCGCTGGTTCAACAGCGGGTGCGCCTCGGCGTGCTGCGGCAACTCGGCGTGCGCCATCGTGCTGCGCGGCCCGGTCGCTCACGTGGACGAGGTGATGGTGGGGGACGAGGTGGTCCCCCCGAGCGCGTACCGGGTGGACGTGACCGGCGGGAACTACCTCCTGGTGCGCATCGACGGCGAGTGCTGGCCGATGTGCCAGAACTTCACGGCGTCGCCCGGGGAGGAGGGCTCGTTCGAGGTCACGTACGGGATCGGCCTGGCGCTGCCCGTCTCGCTCCAGGTGGCCGCCGCGCTGCTGGCGTGTGAGTACGCCAAGAGCCTGACCGGTGGCGTGTGCGCGCTCCCGGCCAAGATGACCCGGCTGTCCCGCCAGGGCGTGGAGGTCGAGGTGGCCTCGCCGGACCCGGAGTCCGGGACGACCGGGATCAAGATGGTGGACGACGTGATCCAGGCGCTGAACCCGAGCCGCCGCCAGCGTCCGCCCGTCGTGCTCTCGCTCGACCTCCCCGAGGCGTGCGACCGCGTGACCGTCGTCCCGGCGGGGAGCTGACATGCCGATCTCTGACCCGCTGGTGATGCCCCTGGCGCGCGAGATGCTGGAGTGCCTGGAGCAGGAGATCGGCAAGGTCCCCGAGCCGCCGCTGTACGTGGGCCTGCGGGCCGGGAACGTCGTGGCCCACCTGATGAGCACGACCGAGGACGAGTGCTGCTCTGGGCTCGCCTGGGTCCGCCCGGCCACCGTGTTCCCCAGCTCGGCCGTGTTCCCGACCCAGGACGCCCAGCCGCTGAAGGGTGGGGGCGTCCGGGCCTGGGCCATCACGCTGGAGCTGGGCGCGGTGCGCTGTGCGCCGACCCCGGACGCGGACGCCATCCCGACCACCGAGGAGTGGGACGCGGTGGTCCAGGCCGTGATGGACGACGCGGCGGCCATCCGGCGCGCCGTGTGCTGTTTCATCGAGGCCGATCAGCGGCGCTCCGGCCGCGTGCTCGTGGGCTCCTGGCTCCCGCTGGACGTTCAGGGCGGGTGCGTGGGCGGGATCATGACCGTGACGATTCAGGGTCCGGCATGTGATTGCGCCGATGCGGGGCCGGAGTCATCCTGAGCGGCAGGAAGCCCCCGGGCAATCTCGGTGCTCCGGGGGCCTCCGCCTCAGTCAGTCCAACCTAACAGGCGTGCCAGGAAGATCACAAGGGTCTGACGTATCAGGAGGACATCGTGGCGGCTCATACGCTCCGGCTCGACCGAGCCCAGCTCCAGGGGATGGGGATGGACGAGGCGCGTAAGGCCGTCAACCGGGTGATCCGCCGGACCTTCACGCGGAGCCAGATCCTCGCGCCGGTGGACACCGGCAACCTCCGGGCGTCCGGCCGGATGGACCTGGGCAAGGACCGGGGCGCGCTGGTCATCGGCGGAGTGAGCTACACGGCGAACTACGCGGCGGCCGTGCACGAGGGCCGCCGCGCGCTGACCATCCGGGCCAAGGGCACCGGCCGCCTACGGTTCGTCGTGGACGGCCGCGTGGTCTACGCGCGCCAGGTGCACCAGCCAGTGCGGGCCGGTCGGCCGTTCCTCTCCACGGCGCTGCGCGAGGTGGCCGCCCAGGAAGGGTTCGCGGTAGTCATCGGCTGAGATGCCCCCTCATCCTGATACGGTGGGCACATGACGACTGAGGAAACGGCCGTACCGGCCGCCGACGTTCCGGCCGAGGCCGAGCGCGAGATCACGTTCAAGGAGCGGGCCATCTGGGTCCGCGTGCCGAGCCCCGAACAGCTCCTGGTCTGGAAGCGCACCGTTTCCAAGCTTCAGAGCGCCGACGTGGACGGCTGGAACGGTAGCCAGGTGATGGACGCCCTGGAGCGCACTCGCAAGATCATCGACAGTGTGTTGGTCCACGAGGTGGACAAGGACTGGCTGGACGACCAGATGTTGGACGGCAACCTGGGCCTGATCGACACGGCCCAGATCATCCAGCTCACGGTGGAGGCGTTCGCGGAGGGCGACAACCGCGAGGCTCGCCGCGCCGCCCAGAAGCCCGCCAAGAAGGCCGCGCGCAAGAAGGCGGCCAGCCGATGATGCCGGTCGGACGCACCCCGGACCCGGCCACCGTGCTGGGTACGCCGGAGCACGCGGCGAGCATCGGTGAGGGCCGCCACCCGGCCGTGAAGGACGCGCTTCAGTGGCTCGCCTTTTCCCACCTCCCCACGAACCTCCAGAACTACTCGCGGCCGATCTACCAGACCGCCGTGGAGCTGGTGACCACGATCAAGGACAGCGCCGACCTGACCCACGCGCTGACCCGCCTCGTGGACGCCAAGGACTGGGCCGTCCGCGCGGGCATCCGGTCCGAGCAGGGGCGCGCCGGTTCGGTGCCCCGGCCCAAGACCGTGGTCAACCCCCCGCTGTTCGAGGCGGAGCGAGGATGACCGCCGACTACACCGAGACCCAGGCCGACCCGGACGACGCGGAGGGCCGGGTCCTGGAGACGTTCGCTCACGGGATGCCGTACGCGTTCGTGGTCGCCACGTCGATCGAGCCGCTGAACCTCCGGGTGGCCTCGGGCCACGAGACCGGCACGATCCGCGCTCTCCTGGGCCAGACCCTCCGGGCGCTGCCCGGGGGCTCGGACGAGATCACGGACGGGTACCACACGTTCGGGGAGCTGTACGACCACCGGCGCGCGCTGACCGCCGGGCTGTGCAAGGCGCTGAGCCTGGACGCCTGGCGGAGCAAGGCGCACCACCCCGAGGACAGCCCGATGTTCGAGGGCGGCTATTTCATCGTGGGGATCAACCTCCCCACGGGCACGATCACGTATCACTACAAGCTGGCGCACTGGGGCGACTTCGCCGGGGTGATCGAACTAGAGCACGCGCCCAAGTGGGACGGCGCGGCCCCGGCCGCCACGGTGGACCGGCTCCTGGAGTGGACCCGCGAGTGAACAGCCGGGGCCGCCGCACTCAGGACCGCGCGCTGTCCCGGCGATTCCGCAAGGCCCGGCTGGCGCTGGCCGAGAAGATCCGGCGCGAGAAGCGTCACCAGGAGAAGGTGAGCACCGGTGGAGGTTGACCCGCTCGCGTCGATGCGGTGCTGGGCCATCGAGCTGGAGCTGGGGGGCCGGGTCTACGAGATCCCGGCCCTTCCGGCTGTGGACTGGTGGCCGGTGTTGAGCGCGGCCGACACGTCGATGGTGCTTGACCTTGTAACGTCAAGCGACCTGGACGAACGCCTCCTGGCCGGGGAGGTGGACGGGGCCTCGCTGGTGGAGACGTGCCGTGATGCGGTCGAGGAGGCCGCCGGGCGCTCGTTCCACGCGTCCGTGATCCTGGCCTACACGGCCGAGAGCCAGTGGCCGGTGATCAACGGGCGGCTGGCCCAGCGTGGGTTCCGGTGGGACCAGCAACCGCTCGGCGCGGCGCTGGACGCCATCTACTCGATCGTGGCCGAGGCGCTGGAGAAGGACCCGCTGGAGAAGTTCCTGGCGCTCCTGGACAACGAGGCGCTGACCCAGCCCGGCAAGAAGCGCCAGACCCCTAAGCGCATCGTCAACGAGTTCGAGACGATGGCCGGGCCTCGGCCTACGGGAGGCGTGAAATCCACCGGCGGGCCGTCCGGTAGTGGACGCCCCAAAACTCAGCCACGGCTCCAGCCGCCCCGCCAGCCCGCCCGGTCTGGCGCGCCCAGGCGGCCACGCGGGCCACGCGCTGGAAGTGATCCGGCGGCCAGCTCCTGACACCGGGAGGGCGCGGCGCGGCCAGCATCCTGTACTGAGCCTCGCCCTCCCCACGGAGCGCGCTCGCTGCCACGCTGGCGAGCTGGCGGACCGGGATCTGGGCCAGCACGGTGGCCGTGAGCGGAGCCGCCTCCTCGCCCTCGGGCGGCCGTGAGTGGACGGACAGCCCGAGCACCACCGGCCGGTCCGCGTTCTCGGAGAGCCGGACGCGGACGGTCCAGGGGAACCCCGGGTCCACCAGCTCCACCTCGTCCCCGAGGTTCGAGAGCTGTGCGCGTGATACGTCCATCCGGCCATCGTAGACGAGATGCCCCCTCACTCCAGATCGACGTGACACCTCGCGGCCATCTAGGCTGGTGGGGTGACAGATGTCGGGTCGGCCCGCGTAGAGGTCACGGGCGACGTACGCAACTTCGCCCGTCAGACCGAACGGGACCTTGACCGTGCACTGTCAAGGATGCGAGTCGATCCGGTCAAGGTCGATGTGGACCAGGACGCGGCGCGGCGCTCCGGCGAGCAGGCCGGGGAGAACATCGGGGACGGCGTAGTCCGGGGAGCGGACGGCAAGCTCCGCGACCTCAACGGCCGGTTCGTGGCCGAGGGCCGCCGGGCCGGTGCCGCTGGCGGCCAGGCCGCCGGGCGCGAGTTCTCCAAGGGCGTGGACAAGGGCGTCGATAAGAACCGGATCAGCCGGACGTTCGGCTCCGCGTTCCTGGACGCTGGCAAGTCCGCTGTGAAGCTGTTCGCCGGTGCCCTGGTGCCGGGCCTGGGCGCGGTGCTCCCGCTCCTCACGGTGCCGCTGGTGGCGCTGGGGATCGGTATGGCGGGGGTCATCGCCACGGCGCTGGCCGCCGCCATCGGCTCCTTGCTCGGCGCGGCCATCGCCACCGGCGTGGGCCTCGGCGCGCTCGGCCTCGGCGTGATGCTCCTGAAGGAGGAGCCAGCGCTGAAGTCGGCGGCCAAGTCGCTGATGGATTCCGTCAAGAAGGAGTTCACGGCCGCCGCCCAGCCGCTCCTCGCTCCGCTGGTCAAGGCGCTGGGCGAGTTCGAGAAGCTGGCCGGTCGGATCGCGCCTCAGCTCAAGGCGATGTTCTCGGCGCTGGCCCCGGCTATCGCGCCGCTGACCGCCGGACTGATCGGCCTCGTGGAGAACGCACTCCCCGGGTTCGTCAACCTGGTGGAGCACAGCGGCCCCATTCTCCAGGCATTCGCCACCGGGCTCTCTGAGACCGGCGGCGCGCTCCGCAATATGTTCGACAACATCGCGGCGGCCAGTCCCGAGCTGGCCGTGTTCTTCGGTGACTTCTTCGACGGTATCCAGTTCCTGATCAGCAAGCTGGGCGAGTTCATCGGATGGTCCGCCCGGACGTACGTCGCCATTCGCAATTTCGTGACCGGGTTCGATTCCTGGGGCGAGGTGTTCGACTGGGCGACCACGGCTCTCCAGAACCTGATCACCCAGGGAATCCAGTACCTGGCCGCCAACCTCCCGACCATCATTCAGAAGATCATCGCTTTCCGGGCTCAGGTCCAGGACGCCATTCTGAAAATGGTCGAGGGCCTGGCCGACGCGCTCCCGACGATCATCCCCCAGATCATCCAGGGCGTTGTCTCGCTGGTGACCGGGCTGGTCAACACGCTGGTGGCGAGCGCGCCCAAGCTGGTCACGGCCGCCGGTGCGCTGATCAACGGCCTGGTGGACGGGATCGTGAAGGCGCTCCCGGTCCTCCTCCCCGCCGTGGTCAACATCATCACCACGCTGGTGACCGGCATCATCGGCCTGATCCCGATCATCATCGACGCTGGGTTGCGCCTGGTCCAGGGCCTGATCGAGGGCGTCCTGGGCGCGCTGCCCTCGCTCTACACCGCGTTGATCCAGGCCGTGCCCAAGATCATCAGCGCTCTGATCACGGCCGTCCCTCAGCTCCTGCTCCTCGGGACCAACCTCCTGGTGGCGATCGTCCAGGGGATCGGAAACGCGCTTCCCAAGCTGGTGACCGCGATTCAGACCCAGGTCATCCCGACCTTGCTGAACACGCTCCAGACCCAGGGTCCGGCCCTGATGGAACAGGGTCTGAAGGCGATCGAGCAATTCATGCAGGGCTGGGTAAACAACATCGGGACCATTGTGAATGTGGTCACGACCCAGATCATCCCGGCTATCACCAAGCTGTTCCAGGACAACCCGCAATTCCTCCAGGCTGGCATCAAGGTATTCGAGTCGCTGCTGACCGCCTGGTCCAACAACATCGGGCTGTTGACGACGTTCATCACGGGGACGCTGATCCCCCAGATCACGGCGTTTTTCCAGAACAACCCCGGCATCATTCAGGCCGGTGTGAATATGATCGTGACCATCGTCAATGCGATGGTCCAGAACATTAACCTGATCATCGGCTTTATCTCGAACACGCTTATCCCGACGCTGGTCCAGACGCTGAGCGATAACGCTCCGGCGCTCCAGGCCGCCGCCACTACGCTGATGCTGGCGCTGATCAAGGCGTTTATTCAGAACCTCCCGGGAATCATCCGGGCGATTGCCCAGATCAACGGGGCGATCCTCTCCGGGATCTTGTCCATCCTGGGCTCGCTGATCGCGGCCGGTGCCCGGCTCATGGCCGGGTTCATCGCGTCGATCATCAGCAACGGCGTAGGCGCGGCCCGCTCGGCCATCGGCGCTGTCCGCTCGGCCATCATCAGCGCGGCGGCCAGCGCGGCCTCCTGGCTGGTCGGTGCCGGGCGCTCGCTGATCAGTGGGCTGGTCGGTGCCATCCGGGGAGCGATCGGGACTGTCCGGTCCGCCATCTCCTCGATCCGCTCCACGGTCACGGGCGCGCTCGCGGGGGCGGGTAGCTGGCTGGTCAACGCTGGCCGCCAGATCATCAACGGCCTGATCTCCGGCATCCAGGCTGGGTTCGGCCGGGTGAAGTCGCTCCTGGGCTCGCTGACTTCCATGCTCCCCGACTGGAAGGGTCCGGCCGAGGTTGACAAGAAGATCCTGGAGGACTCCGGCCGGATGGTCATCGCCGGGTTCGGCACCGGCATGGCGGCCGAGTTCGGCTCGATCAAGAAGCAACTGGCCGACCTGACCGGGGACCTTCCCACCTTCACCACCACGGCGGCCACCAGCTCGCGGCCGGTACGGGGCGGGGACGGCGCGAGCGCCGCTCAGCCCAACGTCCTGGTGACCATCCAGGCCGGGGCCATCGTGGTCCAGGGTCAGGGCCGCCAGGCTGGCGAGGAAGCCGCCGAGGCTGTCCTGGAGCGCCTGGCGCAAGCTACCTTGGTGCGATGACGGGGAGGTCTGAGTAATGGGCACGATCACCACGCTCCGCCCCAGCTCGACCTCCTCGGGGGTCGGCTGGACGCCGAGCACGGGCACGCTCCACGGCGTCACGTCGGACAACTCCGATGCGACGTACGCGACCTGGGGCGGCTCCGGCTCGCCGCTGATCCTCGCCACGCCGGTGGACTCTCCGCCGGTGGGCGAGCGGCGGCACCAGGTCCGGCTCCGGGCGCGCGGCGAGGACGGGGACGCCTGGTGGGCTGTCCGCCTCGGCTCGGGCGCGCTGGCCGCCGGTGCGGCGGCTCAGTTCCCTACCTCCCCGAGCACGGTCACCGGCTCCTGGGGATTCGGCGCGCCGCCGGACGGCTCCACCGTGCTCTACACGTATGTGACCGGCCAGTCCACCGGCGTCAAGATCGAGGAGCTGTACCTGGACGTGGACAGCCGCGAGGCTCCCACCTTCACGCCTCAGATCCTGGACGGCTCCGGCACCGTCACGACCACGATCAGCGACACGACCCAGCCGGTTCTCCGGGCCGCCTCGATCGACCTGGACGACCTGAACGCGCGCCAGTACCGGTACTGGGTCACGCTCAATGGCGGGATCGTCTGGGACACCGGCGTGGTCTCGGGTACGGCGATCAACCGCCAGACCACCCCGCTGGACAACGGCGCGTATGTGGCCCACTTCCAGGTCTGGAGCACGCTCGGCCAGAACACGGCGTACCCCTCGGACGAGGAGACGCTGGCGTTCACCCTCCAGGTGGGCGCGGTAGCCAAGCCCGACAACCCCACGGTGGACGTGGTGGACGGCACGCCGTTCTACGAGATCGAGGCGTGCGCCCCGTACGTGGAGGAGCTGGACGGCTCGGTCGGCTGGATCGAGATCCAGCGGGTGGACTGCCCGGTGGGCGGATACCTCTCGCTGGTCGGCACCGGCGATTCCTACGCGGACACCCCGACCCCGAGCGGTACCCCGCCGGTGGACCTGGACGTGGTGGTCAAGGCGGGCCGGGACGATGGCTGGCTCCCGACCCAGGAGGAGACCCTGGCGAGCCACTACCTGACCGCTGGCAACCAGCGCGCGTGGCGGCTGGCGCTCCAGGAGGACGGCCGCCTGATCCTGGGCTGGAGCACGGACGGCACGTCCACGCTGGAGTTCGCCACCTCCACGGTCCTGGTCCCGGTGGACCCGTTCGGCAACGCCGAGGTGCGAGCCCGGATGATCAGCGACTCCGGCGGCGCGTGGCGCGTGGAGTTCGCCAGCCGCGAGACCGAGGACAGCGCCTGGGCCGCCATCGGGGAGGCGCTGGTGGGCGGCGCTCCCGCTCCCCTGTTCAACTCCACGGCCGCCTACGTCGTGGGCGCGTACATGACCCCCACGCCGCTGAACCGGTGGACCGGCCGGATCTACTCGGTCCAGGTCCGCAACGGCATCGACGGCCCGCTGATCGTGTCGCCTGACTTCTCCGGCCACCTCTCCGGGACGACCTCGTTCGAGGACGGCCAGGCGAACACCTGGACGGTCCACAGTCCGGCCAGCATCTACTCGCCCACCTCCACGGTGACCGTGGCGATGCTCGGCCCGCTGGAGTCCGACGAGTGCGCCTCGTACGTAGACTTCACGCTCCCCCGGTCCGGGGTCGGCCTCACGTGCGACCACGCGCCGGAGCCGTGCTGTTCGTACTATCGGGCGCGCACCATCGGCCGCGAGGACGGCGACCTCCGGATCTCGGACTGGTCCGACACCTACGACCCAGGTATCCCGGCCGGGATCATCGTCCTGTGGCCGGACACGAACGCCTCGATCCCGGACGGCTGGGACCGGACCACCGAGCTGGACGGCAAGTACGCCAAGGGCGTGGCGACCAGCGCGACCCAGCCCGGGGCGACCGGCGGCGCGGCCACCCACACGCACACCGTGCCGAGCCACACCCACGACACGAGCCACGTCCACACGATGACCGGCGCGAGCGGCGCGGCCGTGGGTACCCAGGTCAGCACGGACGGCGCGACCGGCACCACGGCGATTCTGTCCAGCCACACGCACACCCGGAACTCGCTCAACTCCGCCACCGTGGTCTCGGGCGCGAACACCCCGGCGATCGGCACCGGCGCGAACGACCCGGCCCGCCTGGACGTGATCTACATGGAGTCGGACGGGACGCCCCTCGGCATCCCGGACGGCGCGCTGGTCATCGCTCCTGACATTTCACTGTCAGGCTGGACCGACTACGCGAACGCGGCCAGCCGCTTCTTCAAGGGGGCCGCCGCCGCCGGGAACGGGGGAGCGACGGCCGCCAGCGCGCTGGCCTCTCACGCGCACACGATCGGCGCGCACGACCACACCGGCACCAGCCACACGCACACGAGCCCGGCCACCAGCTCGGTGGTCTCGAACAAGAGCCTGTTCGCCGGTGCCAACCCGGCGCTGTGGACCGGCTCGCACTCGCACCCGGTGGCCGTCACGGCGGCCAGCACGACGGCGCTCACCAGCGGCGGCTCCGGCAACTCGGGCACCACGACCCCGGACGAGCCGCCGTACCGGAACCTCCGCGTGAAGGAGAACACCAGCGGCGCGCCGGACCTCCCCGTGGGGATCATCTGTGCCTGGCGCGGCTCGCTCGGCTCGATCCCGGACAACTGGGCGCTGTGCGACGGGACCGCCGGGACGCCGGACCTGATCGGCCGGTACCCCAAGGGGGCAACCGCGAGCATCGGGACGGCTGGCGGCTCGCTCAACCCGCACAGCCACACCAGCCCGACGCACACCCACACGACGACCGGCCACGCGCACGTCACGGCGATCGGGTCGGCCGCCGCGCCCACGGCGAACATCAGCACGACCAACACCGTGACCGTGGCGACCGGCACGCACACGCACTCCTCCACGAACTCGGACAGCACCACGCCCACGGTCGCCAGTTCGACCTCGGGCACCTTGGCGAACGCGACCACCGAGCCCCCGTACGAGGAGGTGGCGTTCATCCAGATGACCGCCGAGCCGACTCCTCCGCCGGACCCCGAGACGTTCTGCCTGGACTGGTCCGACGCCGAGCACCTGATCCGCACCACGGGGCCGAACGGCCCGATGTGGGTCGCGGTGCTGGGCCGGTTCGAGTGGGACCGGGACCGGCCGTTCACGGCCGCCAACGGCGTGATGGGCTCGCGGTTCGTGACCAGCGCGGAGCCGGGCGGCCGGAACCTCAGCATGACGGCGGCCGTGGAGAACGAGGCCGACCTGGCCGCGCTCCACGCGGTGCTGTCCCGGCCGCTGGTCCTGATCAGCCCGAGCGACGCGGACGAGGTATGGGCAGCCCCGGTGGCCGAGTCGGTCCGGATCGTCAAGGTGGGCCGTATCCGCCAGGTCACGGCCAAGTTCATCGGCACCGGCCCCGAGCCCGCTCCCCAACTGGCCGACGTGGGAGTATGAGCTGTCACCATGATTCGGAATGAGGGGGCATCGTGGCGGTAACCAACGTTCTCCGGCCGGTCTCGGTACGCGAGGTCGGAGCGGGTACGGCTGTGCCCTCGGGGACGCTGGCCGCTGTGACCTCGGACAACTCCGACGCCACATACATCGACTTCAATGCGGTGGACTCCGGCAACAACTGGAATCTCCGGGTGGAGCCGCACACCCCGGCCGCCGGGTACCAGCGTCACCAGGTGCGTGGCCGCATCCGCATCCGGACCGACGCCGGGACGGCTAACGAGGACATCGACCTGGGCCGGGGGACCTCGGACTACATCATCTATCAGACCGTCCCGGTCACGGCCGTGTTCGCGGACCAGGTGACGCCCTGGACCCAGCTTGTCTCGTTCGGCCTCGCCACGGTAGGCGCGCTCTCCGACCTGAACATCGGGGGTGGCTGGACCGAGGACATGGTGACCGCCACCGAGACCCGTACGGCCGAGTGCTACGTGGACGTGGACTGCCGGTTCCGGCCGGACTACTCGCCCGAGGTCCAGGACAACGCGGGCGACGACCAGACCGGCGGCACGGTCACCGACACGAACCAGCCGGTGATGTACTTCGGGCCGGTCTCGTACGACGGGCTCCCCGCGCTCAACTGGTCGATCACGGTCAAGGACGCGCTGGCCGCCACGGTGTTCTCGGCCAGCGGCTCCGGCGCGCCGCCCTCCGAGATCGGCGTGGACAACGGCCTGGACGACGGGGCATACACGGCCGCGTTCGTGGTGCGCTCGACCATCCGGGGAGCGGACCCGTTCGAGTATGCCGAGACCCTGGCGTTCAACGTCCAGAACACGGTCCCCCCGCCCTCCCCTCCCCTGGTCACGGTCACGCCGGAGTTCGGCGGGTACCGGGTCTCCTGGACCTACCCGGGCGGCCAGGCGTGGGACAACGATTACGTGGTGGCCGAGGTCTGGCGCGACGATTGCACCGGCTCCCAGCGGATCGCGGTGGTGGCCGACGCGCTCAGCGGTTCGTACCTGGACCTGGCGATTCCCCAGCTCGACCCTCAGCCTGGCGTTGACTGTGAAGTGTCAGCCGAGCCGTGCGACATCACGTACCGGGTCCGGTACCAGGGTTACGTCTCGACGTTCGTGGAGCTGCCCGACACGATCCCGGCGGACATGATCCTGGGCTGGCCGGGAACGGCCGGGAGCATCCCGTCCGGCTGGTCCCGCGTGACCGCGCTGGACGGGTTCTACCCGCGCGGATCGAGCGGGACCGGCGTGCCGACCGGCGTCACCGGGGGAGCGGCCAGCCACTCGCACACGGTGCCCTCGCACGCGCACTCGATCGCGGCGCACAGCCACTCGATCGGGGGCTCCACCGGCTCCAGCAACAGCTCGACCACCAGCGCGCGGTTCAACGGCGCGAGCCAGCCCCAGGCCGACCAGCCGCACACGCACACGCGGCCGTCCGGCTCCGGCTCGGCCGGTCCGTACAACACCTCCAGCGCGACGCCGGGGACCAGCACGACCAACAACGACCCCCCGGCCCGGACCGTCATCTGGATCAAGAGCGACGGCGCGCAAGCCAACTACGCGACCGGCATTCTGGGGTTCGCCACCGAGAGCGTGTCCGGCTGGACCAACGACGCGGACAGCGCGGGCCGCTACCTGAAGGGCGCTCCGGCGGCCGGGAACGGCGGAACGAACTCCGGCGCGGCCACGCACACGCACTCGGTTGCGGCGCACAGCCACAACGGGGTGAGCCACGACCACTCGATCGGGGCCACCGGGCTCTCGAACCCCAGCTCCAGCCAGGAGGCGGGTACCGGCTCCTCCACCCCGCGCTGGCTCCCCCGGCACACGCACCCGCTCAACATCGCCAGCGCCAGCACGGGGAACACGAACTCGGTCAGCCCTGGCAACACGAACGCGGTCAACCTGGAGCCGCCGAACCGGCGCTTGCAGGTGCTGCGCAACACCGGCGGGGGAACCCAGACCCGGATCATCGGCCTGTACGTCGGGGACACGGCCGCGCTCGACCCGCTCCTGACCTTGTGCAACGGAGCCGGTGGCACGCCGGACATGCGGACCTGGTTCGCGCGGGACCGGGGCCCGGACTCGATCAACTCCACCGGCGGCTCCAGCTCGCACACGCACACGACCCCGAGCCACAGCCACGACATCGGCAACCACAGCCACACGATCGACGTTCTCGCGTCCACCACGGGCTCGTTCGAGGCCCCCTCGTTCGGTGACCTGGGCGACTCGCCCACGACCAGCCACGACCACTCGGGCGGCTCCACGGCGAGCGCGTCTCCCGGGGTTGGGACCACCGGCGCTCAGACCACCGGCTCCGCCGCTCACCTCCCCGTCTACAAGGAGGTGCACTTCGTCCGGCTGGACGGCACGATCTCCGGCGGCCCGCTCCCGGTGCCCGAGCTGAAGGTGTCGGACTTCGCCAGCGCCACCGTGCCCAGCTTCACGTACAACGATGGGCTGGACCGGCTCTCTTCGATGACCGACCGGATGGCCGTGACCACCGACCGGTCGCACGACTTCCCCCGGCTGGTCACCGACAACACCCCGCTGTACGGCGGGCTCCACTCGGTCTCCACCACGCTGGCCGGGGAGGACATGACGCTGACCATCGCGGCCGTGGGCCTCCCGGCGATCAACCGGCTGGAGGCCATGCTGGCGAACGACCGGGTGTACTTCTCGCCGGTCGGCGGGACGCCGGGCTGGTATGCCCCGGCGGGCTGGACCGTCCGCGCCCCGGTGGCGAATACCAAGGTGGTCCAGGTGACGATGGTCCGCCAGCCCTGGCCGGACACCCCCGACCCGGAGGACTTCCTGTGAGCACCCGGTTTGCCTCGGCCAGGCACCAGGCCGCCCTCGCTACCCCCACGGGGTATCGGCGCTTCTCGCGGTTCACCTTCTCGCGCGGCGGCCAGACCGTGGAGCTGGAGCCGGTGTCCGGCTCCTTCACCCAGGACGCGCGCCGGAACGGCCGGTGGGACGGCCGCCTGGCGTTCGCTGGCGATGCCCTCCTCCCCACGCGACCGGGCGACATCCTGACCCCGTTCGGTACCCGGCTGGTGGTGGAGCTGGGCCTAGAACTCCTTGACGGTTCAGTGTCAACGGTGCCATACGGGACGTACGAGATCGCGTCCAGCCGGACCCGGATCGAGGCCGATCAGCGGACCGTGGAGGTCGGCCTGATCGACATCTCGGACAACGTGGAGCGGTACCGGTTCGAGACGCCCTTGACCGTCCCGAGCGGGACCGACCTCGGCAACATGATCAACACGGTGATCACGAACCGGACCGGCATCAACCCGGCCGTCCCGCTCGTGGGCTCCTCGCTGGGCGCGGCCCGGATCTTCGGGCTGGACACCGGGACGGCCCCGTGGTCGGAACTCCTGGACGTGCTGAACGGGTTCTCGCGCGTCGCCTGGTACGACCGGACCGGGGACATCCAGGTCGGCTCGATCACGCCGGACCCGGCCAGCGCCTACTCGCTGGACCTCCTGACCTCGCTCTCCGCCGACTACGACACGCGGCCCCCGAACGTGATCGTGGCGCGCGGCGAGAGCCAGGAGGGCGTGACGCCGGTCCAGGCCGTGGCGATTGACAGTGACCCGTCAAGCCCGACCTACGCGGGCACCGGCCCCGGCACCTCGCCGTACGGCCGGGTGACCGAGTTCTACTCCTCCCCGCTGTTGCTGACCGTGGGCCAGGCTCAGTCCGCCGCGAACACCATCCTGGCTAAGAACGTCGGTGCTGGTGCGACGTACACCCTGGTCCGCCCGTATGACCCGACGATCACGGCCGGGGACGTGGTGGCCGTGGGAGGTGCCACGCTGGTGGTCGATGCCGTGACGCTGGACCTCGCCGGTGACACGACCCTCCAGGTCCGGGAGCTGTGATGATCGACTACACCAAGTTGCGGAACAAGCTCAACCCGGAGAGCCAGGTCGGGGGAGACCCCGGTCTCCAGCTCCGCGTGGGCACGGTGACCGCCATCGGCACGGACGGCACGGTGACGCTGAACCTCTCCGGGGTGGACGTGCCCGGTGTCAACGCCCTGGGCGGCGCTGTGTTCGCCGTGGGTTCCGTGGTCCAGGTGCTCAGCTATCGCGGCTCTCTGTTGATCCTGGGCGGCTCTAACGCGGCCAGTGCTCAGCCGGTGGAGGCCACCGGCTCGGTCACGAACGGGACCACGACGAGCACGGCCTACGTCAACAGCTTGACGACCACCGGTATCCACGGCGTGGCGTTCATCGCGCCGCCGTCCGGCAAGATCCAGGTGATCGGTCGCTCGGCTGGTGGCAACGCCACCGTGGGGTTCTATGCGCAACTGGACTGGGAGGTCCGCAACGGCTCCACCATCGGCTCGGGCACGCTGTTCCGGACGGCCAACAACAACACGGCGGCCGTGCACCTCTCGTCCACAGCGGGGGGCCAGGGCTCGCTCAACATCAGCGGCCTACTGAGCGGCCTCACCCCGGGCGCGAGCTACAACGCGTGTCTGACTTTCGCCACCAGCAACGCGAGCAACGCGGCCAGCTTCAACCGGCGACAGATCGCGGTCTATCCCCTGTAGCTGGCACCCGTCATCATGACTGTGGAGTGTCAACACGAGGAGGATTCATGCCGCTCGAACCGAACCCCCAGCCCATCGAGGCGTGGCCGCGCCAGGTCAACGTCTCGGCCGTGGGGATGTCCATCTCCGTCCAGATCCAGGGAGACGGCTCTGGCACGGCCACGCCCCAGCAACTGGACGCCACGCTCCAGGAGCTGATCGACTATCTCCAGGACTGGCCCGGCAAGCTGGCCGGGTCCAACGTCACGGGGAACCGATACGACACGCTCCTCTACATGGTCAGCCCGACCGACCCGGAGCCGCTTCCCGACCCGCCCGAGGAAGACCCGGACCCGAACGATCTTCAGGTTTCCGAGGGCTGATCGGGGGGAGCGGGTACACGGTCGCAATACCCCAACCGAGGAATCCCTCATGTTTGTTAACGCATTACCCCCACATGCGTACACACACGTGAGTGGATTCCTCGGGCGGACAGCTTCTGTCGTGTAACCAGTCCCCTCATGGACCGCCCCGCCGGGATGCCCCCTCATCCGGTACGCTGGGGACATGACAGCCGCGCCTTCTTGGACGATCCTCGTCCCGACCCTGGGCGAGCGCCGTCCGCTGTTCGAGCGGCTGATGGCCGGGCTCCTGCCCCAGCTCGACCCGTACGCAGGCCGCGTGCGCGTGGTCGGCTGGCACAATGACGGGCGTCCACCCCTCCCCAAGATCCGCCAGACGATGGTGGAGACGGCCGCCTCGGATTACGTCTCGTTCGTGGACGATGACGACCTGGTGAGCCCGGACTACGTGGATCGCATCGTGGCCGCCCTGGAGACCGAGCCGGACTACGTGGGGTTTCAGGTCCAGTGCTACTCGGACGGCGCGCCGGTGGCCGTGGCGTACCACTCGCTGGAGTTCACCCAATGGCGCAACCTCACCGGCCGGTACGAGCGGGACATCTCGCACATCAACCCGATCCGCCGCCAGCTCGCGCTCCGCGCCGACTTCGCGCGCACGCGCTCCGGCGGAGCCGAGGACCGCAACTGGGCCGCCCAGCTACGCCGCGCCCAGGTGCTCAAGACCCAGGTGGTGATCCCGCACATCCTGTACCACTACCTGTTCACCAGCACCGGCACGCGCTGGCAGAAGCCGCGCGCCATCACCCCGGGCCAGCGCTCCGCGCTCGCCAGCCCTCACTTCACCTGGAGCGCCCATGCGTGATCTCGCTGTCCTGATCCCGACCCGGGGCCGCCCCGGCAACGTGCGCAAGGTGATCAGCGCCTGGGACTTCACGAACGCCTGGGACCGCGCGGACATGGTGCTGGTCATCGACAAGGACGACCCGGAGTACCCCGGGTACCTGGCCCTGGTCGAGGAGACCCGGCACCCGGACACCGGCGACGCGCTGATCAAGACGTACGAGGTGGACCACCACGTCCCGATGGTCCACAAGCTGAACGAGGCCGCCGCCGCGCTGGCCGCTGGCTGGTTCGCCCTCGGGTTCGCTGGTGACGACCACCTCCCCCGGACGATCGGCTGGGCCGAGCGGTACCTGACCGTCCTCCGCGAGCTGGGGAGCGGGATGGTCTACAGCGACGACGGGTACCAGGGGAAGAACCTCAGCACCGAGTGGGCCGTGACCTCGGACGTGGTGGCCGCGCTGGGCCGGATGGTCCCAGCCGACGTGGAGCACATGTACTGCGACAACTCGATCATGGAGATGTTCGGCGCGGCCGGTGCTCTCCGCTTCCTCCCCGAGGTGCGGGTGGAGCACATGCACCCGATCGTGGGCAAGGCTGAGACCGACGCCCAGTACCAGCGGGTGAACCACCGGGACCAGTTCAAGCGGGACCGGCGCGCGTACGAGAGCTGGCGACACGGCGACGTGTTCCGGACCGACGTGGCGGAGATCCGCCACCTACGGAGAGGACGGCCTGAAGTGACCGAACCGACGAGCACCCCGAGCCCGGCCGCCCGGCCGCGCGTGGCTGGCTCCGCGCCGCGCCGCGTGGAGCGCTCCGGCCCGACCTCGCGCCGCCTGGCCGAGAAGCGGAGCCCCCGGCCGCCGATCCAGTTCAAGAACGTCCGGGCGGCCACGCCGGACGATGTGATGGTGACCCTGGCCGATCTGGCGATCCAGGTCCCGGCGGACCAGGAGATCGTGGAGATCGGCGTGTTCCAGGGCCGGACCGCGCTGCAACTCGCCTGGGGTGCGGGGCTGGGCAACAGCGCGCACGTGACCGCCATCGACGCGTGGGACGCCCCGGGCAACACGTACGGCCCGCCGTTCACCGAGGCCGACTCGCGCACCTGGGCCGCCTACTGGGTGGACTCGTTCGGGTACAAGGACAAGATCGACCTGGTTCACGCCTTCTCGCACGAGGTGGCCGCCGACTGGTCCGGCCGCCAGGTCGGGCTCCTGTTCGTGGACGGCGACCACAGCAAGGAGGGCGCGCGCCAGGACATCGAGGTCTGGGCTCCGCACCTGGCCCCCGGCGCGACCATCGCCGTGGACGACCTGGACCACCCGGACTGGCCCGGCGTCCGCGAGGCGCTGGAGGAGCTGGTGGCCGAGGGGTTCCTGGAGGAGTTCGAGATCCACGCGGACCGGCTGGCCGTCACCCGGCTGGTGACGACCGAGGAGCCCAAGCTGAAGCCGACCGGCACGGCGACCGCCATCACGAGCGAGGGCGTCCACCCCTCCCCGTACCCGGCCGTGGGCGGCCAGGTGGCCGCCGGTCCCGAGGTGCCGGAGGACAAGGCGACGCTGGAGGCCGAGTGGGAGCGCGTGGACCCCGAGGGCGTGGCCGCTCTCCGAGAGTCGGCCGCCGCGCTTGACAGTGACACGTCAAGCAACGGGCACCACGGGGACCTGACCCGGGTCGGGCTGAACGATGCCCTGGTGGTCGAGGCCACCGTGGGCCAGCCGATCTCCGAGCTGTCGATCCCGACGCTGAAGGCGCTCGCCAAGCACCGGGGGATCGTGCTGGGCGTCCGCAAGGACAAGCGGGACCTGATCCTCCAGGCCCTCGCGGACGGCCGGTGAAACTCTCCGCCAGCATCATGGCGCACCCGGACCGGGCGGACCGGGTGCGCGAGCTGATGGCCGCCCTGGACCGGCCGGTGGCGATCGGCTGGGACGACGAGGGTCCGCCCTCGGGGAGCGGCGATCGAGTCTGGCGGACCGCGCGCCGGGCCTGGGAGCTGGCCGACCCGGACGCGGACTGGCACGTCCTGATCCAGGACGACGCGGTTCCGTGCGCCGATCTCCTGGCCGGGCTGGAGCGCGCTCTGACGTTCGTCCCGCCGGACGCCGTGGTCTCGCCGTACCTGGGCACCGGCCGCAACGTGCCGATCCGCTGGGAGGCGATGGCGCGCGCCGCCGACACGGCGGGGGCCACCTGGGTCCGGAGCCAGAAACTGATGTGGGGCGTCTGTATCGCGCTCCCCGTCAAGCTGATCGGGGACATGATCCAGTACGCCGAGACGCGCGCCGGGGTGCCGGACGATATGCGGGTGGCGGGCTGGGCCGAGCGGCGCGGCCACGATGTCTGGTACACGTGGCCGTCCCTGGTGGACCACCTCCCGATCCCCTCGCTGACCAAGCACAAGGCCCGGGAGCGGGTGGCCCGGCGGCACCACGAGGGCTCGGCGCTGGAGATCAATTGGACCGGCCAGGCCCTTACTGATCCAATGCTGGCACGGCGTAGACCGCTTCGGTCGGGACCGTCCCGGGTACGCTCCGCGAGACGACTCCGTGAGGAGGAAGGTAGGAATGGTGCGTGACCAGGCGAGCACTGCCCCCGCTCCAGCGGGATATCTTCTTCCTGGCGCTCGGAGGAGCGTGGGGGAGCTACATCGTGTTCACGGCGGGGCCGTGGCCGCTGATGATGATCTCCAGCGCGACCATGCTCGGACCGGGCTTTCTGCGGCTCTGGCTCTCACGACCAGATATCGCGGGCAGTCTCTCGTCGGGGCCATCGGGGCCACCGGCGCTGTCGGGCTCCTCGTCGCCTACGTCGCCAGCGCCGGACCCTGGAGCTGACCCAGCATGAGGCGCACACTCGCCCAGCCGATGTCCCGGCCGGTCTGGCAAATCCTGCTCTCCTGGGGCCTGGCCGTGCTCCTGATCTCCGGGCTGTTGTCCGCCTGGGTCTGGCGCAACCAGAAGCAACAGGACCGGGACATGTGCGCCATGACCTCGGTGTTCCTCGGCGGCCCCGAGCCGGTGGCCGGTCCGTCCGGCGACCGGAGCCGCGCGGTCCGCGAGGCCCTGATCCACTACCGCCAGAACCGGGACTGTCCGCCTCCCCAGTAGCGGCACCTTCTCCACCGCCCACTACGTTACAGCCTTGACTGTGAAGTGTCAAGCCACAAACAGAAGCGGCCCCCGCCCCGGAAGGGGAGGGGGCCGCGCCCGTACGGGCTACGCCTTGCGGCGCGCCACCTGGACCAGGCCCGAGAACTCGCCGGTGTACCGGTCATCCCAGCCCTTGCCCTCGGCCACCTGGTGCAGCTTGGTCACGCCGCACTCGGTGGAGGAGCCGCCGACCACGTAGGCGTCCGAGAACTCGGAGTCCGTGATGATGTCGCCGTTCTCCACGGTCGAGGCCGGAGCCAGCTCGAACTCCTCGTGGGTGGTGCCCACGGCCGCCCAGATTTTCGCTGCCCGGACGCCGTTGAACTCGTTGTCCAGCTTGCGCACCGGCGCGGAGATGTTGTCCCCGTCCAGCTCCCAGGCCGAGGCCACGGCCAGGCCGACCATCGCCAGCTCGATCTCGGCCGCCCGGAAGTTCTCCGGCCGGGCCACCTCCAGGACCAGCGCGGTGGTCAGGCCCGCCTCGTTGCGCTCGACAACGACGAGGGTCGAACCGGTGATGGTGGCGGTGGTCTGGAACATGATGGCCTCCCGGGGCCTCAGCCCGAGGCGTGTTCCCCGGTGCTGAGAACTACTTTACAGGCTTGACTGTGAAGTGTCAACGCCAGCGGCCAGAAATCTCCCCGCTTGTCAGCCTGGAAGGCGTGCCTGTATAGTCAGACCATGACGACGAGAGAAGGTGAGAACGTGGACAGCCAGGAGACCGAGGGCCAGGACCGGTTCGTGGGCTACGGCCCGGCCGCCGAGTATCTGGGCCTGAAGCGGAACACGCTCTCCAGCTACGTGGCGCGCGGCATCGGCCCCGAGGCCGAGCCCGAGCGCGAGGCGGACGGCCAGTACAACCTCCCGGTGTTCACGCGCGCCGCGCTGGACGCCTGGAGGGAAGGCCGTCCCGGCCAGGGTGCACGGACCGATCTGGCGTCCGTGGCGGGCTGAGCCCGAGCACCATCCCGAGGGGGGACCGACGAGGCCCCGGCACCAGGAGAGATCTGGGCCGGGGCCTCGTCGCGTCACCAGCCGCTGACTTGGCCCAGGCGGGCCGCGCTCCGGCTCTGAGCCCGGCGCGCCGTGGTGCCCATCCCGGCCCGGTAGGCGCGGCCCAGGTACATCCCCAGGTCATTTGCGGTCCGGCCCTCGGCCTTGCCCGCGAGCCTCCAGGCCCGGTCCAGCTTGGCGATCTTCCGGATCAGCTTGCCGTTCGCGCGCTTCTGGTTCGTCATCTCCGTTGTGCCTTCCTGCTCCCCGGGACCGTGCGCCCCGCCTGATACACATGACTTTACAGGCGTGACAGTGCAGTGTCAACCTCACAGGCACCACTGTGAGGTAGACCACAGGACGTTGACACTTCACAGTCAAGCCTGTAATGTTCTCCATGTCAGCAAGACAACGACACGCCAGGGAGTGGTTCAAATGGGCAGCATCGCCAAGGGCAAGGTCAACGCCAGCGAGGCCGAGGCCGGGATGCGGATCATCGTCAAGGTCTCGTACGACGCTGAGGGCCACGCCACGATCCGCCCGAGCAGCACCAAGACCGGGGAGGGCGTGTTCGTTGCCCGGATCATCGAGAAGGGTTTCCGGGCCGCTGGCCGGTACGAGGCCCGGGGCAAGTACGTGATCCACACCAGCGCCGGATCGTTCGACGCGGCTCCGATCCAGACCATGTGGCTGGCCCCGGAGGACCCGGCCGGTATCAAGCGGGCGTACGCCGAGGCCGTGGCCGAGGACGCCCACCGGGCCGAGCTGGCCGCCGCCGCTGCCCCCGCCGTTGAGGCGGGGGCGGCCCCGGCCGCCGAGGAGTTCACCCCGGCCGAGCGGGCCGAGCTGGCCGCCGACTTCCGGACCTCCGGCGCGCTGGACGACGCCCACGCCGAGGCCCTGGAAATTGAGTCGGCCCAGTCGTTGACACTTCACAGTCAAGCCTGTAAGGTTAGTCCTAACAGCAAAGACAACGCACCGGAGGAGATCGAGATGGCCCAGAACCTGACCCACACCGAGGCCCGGAACTACCCGCTGAGCAACGGCGAGACCGCCGACCTGATCGCCCTCGTCTCGGCAGTGAAGCCGAGCACCTGGGTCCAGGCCACCGAGGCCCAGCCGATCGGGACCGTGGTCTACGCCTACGCGATGGGCGAACTCCGCCGGGGAGTGGTCGTGAAGAACACCCCGACCAAGACCCTGGTGGCGCTGACCACGGCCGCCGCCAGCGCGCCGGGCGGCTCGGTCCGGGTCCAGACCGCGACCGAACTCCACACGACGGTCTACGTGGCCCCGGCCCCCGTGGTCGAGACCCCGGCCGAGCCGGTCCAGGAGGCCGAGGAGGGCGCGGAGCGCTTCACCCTGACCGAGACCCAGGTGGAGGAGAACGCGGCCCAGAGCGAGCGGGAGAACCTGGCGGACGCCGAGGCGGCCCGCGAGGCGAACGAGGCCCCGGGCGGGATCTACGGCCCGGCCGGAACTTCCCAGGCGGAGGAGTTGACACTTCACAGTCAAGACGGTAAGGTTGGTCTCAACAGCGAGGACGACACCGAGGAGCCCGAGATGACCGCCCAGACCGAGACCGCACCGGCAACAGCGCCCGAGATCCACACCGGCTCCACCGTGGTCATCCTGATCGAGAAGGTCTGGGACGCCATCCGGGCGGAACACCCGGAACTCCCCCGGGTCGTGGTGACCACCGGGTCCGGCGAGGGCGTCAAGTGGGGGCACTTCCGGCCGGAGAGCTGGAGGCTCGGCAAGGACGGGGAGAAGCTTCACGAGTTCTTCCTGGCGAGCGAGGCCCTGGCAAAGGGCGCGCTCCAGGTGCTCCAGACCACGATCCACGAGGCGGCCCACACGCTGAGCAAGGTCCGGGGCGTCCAGGACACCAGCCGCCAGAACCGGTACCACAACGGCACGTTCCGCAAGACGGCCGAGGAGCTGGGCCTGGAGCACAAGGGCGCGAACCCCGACAAGACCCACGGGTTCTCGTTCGTCACGCTGACCGAGGCGACCAAGGTCAAGTACGCGGAGATCCTGGGCGAGCTGGAGCGCGAGCTGAAGCTGACCGGTCTCCTCCCCTTCTGGCTGGGCGGCTCGGACGACGAGGACGAGCGCGGCGGAGAGAAGATCACCGGCAAGCCGGTCAAGGGCCAGGAGGGCGAGACCAAGAGCGGCAACCTCAAGGCCACGTGCGAGTGCGCCGAGCCGATCATCATCCGGTTGAGCCGGAAGGTTCTCGACCTGGGCGTGGTCCGGTGCGACTCGTGCGAGAGCCTGTTCACGGCCGCCTGAGCGGGCCGCTAGCGCCGGGCCAGCCCCGTCCCTCCCCGAGGGCCGGGGCTGGCGCTTGTGTAGGGCCAGGCGCGCTCCTGGCGGGGCCAGCCCCACGGTTGTGGCGGAGAGACCCCTACGCCAGCGGCGGACGCTATGGGATCTCCTGGAGTGATGTCGCGTACGGGGTTGACACGTCACAGTCATGGCTGTAATGTAATGGATAGTGGGAGAGGCCCGCCGTTAGGGGAGGTAGAGATGACCGGGATCGACCTGGAGAAGTGGCTCTCCGAGACCACCGAGCTGGACACCGTGATGCGCGCCCTGGTCCGCGAGCGCGTGATCCGCGAGGGCATGGCCGACACCGGCGAGTCCCGCGAGATCGTGGCCGAGATGCTGGACGCCTCGATCTCGATGGACCAGGAGGGCGTCCTGGACCTGATGGAGGGCGAGCCCACCACGCTGGCCGCCGGGCTCAGGCGCTACGTGGAGGAGCTGGAGAAGCGCGACGAACTCCAGCCCCGGGACCGGGTGATCGGGGAGCTGGACAGCCTCCTGGCGTACCCGTGGCCTATCGCCAGCGCTGGCCCCGGCCAGGAGCTGGAGATCCGCCAGCCGGACGACGAGCACGTGGAGGTGTGGATCGGGGGCCGCGAGGTCGCCAGCGCCAACCACGACGAGCACGGCTGGTCCGGCATGGCCGCCGTTCAGACCACGGCCGAGAACGTCCACAAGGCGCTGACCAGCAAGAACTAGAAAGTCCCGGCCCCGGGTTGCATACCTTGCAGTCGGTACGGTAAGGTTTCACCAGTACCAAGCAACAGCCCAGGAAGGGGCCGAGATGCACATCCGTACCAAGGTCAAGGATCTGAACCTCCGCCAGTGGGACCACATCACCACCGAGGTCCCGGTGGACGGCCGGACGATCCTGGAGGGCGTGCCGCGCGTGTGCGTGGAGTTCGAGCTGACTCCGGACTTCCACGTCCTCCACGTGGAGATGGACGTGGTGGAGCTGGCCGCGCTGCTGGTCAAGCTGAACACGATCCGCAACGAGCCCGCCGTGGCCGAGATCGCCCAGGCGGCGCTCACCCCGGACGCGCTCCCGGACCGCCTGAACAAGATCCGCGACGCGGCCGACCCCTCGCGCGGCCCGGCCACCATGCCGGGTACGTACGAGGACGGGGACGCGACGTACGACGGGCGGGCCTGATGAAGGTCTCGGGCCTCGATCTCTCGATGACGGGGACCGGGGTGTGTCACACGGTCGAGGGGGCCGCGTGCACGCACCTGATCAAGCCCCGCGAGGCCCGAGACCTCCGGCTCCCGGAGATCGCCAAGCGGGTGATCGAGTACGTCCGGGATTCGGACCTCGTGCTGATCGAGGGCTACCTGAACCGGTCGATGTCGGCCGGGATCACGGGCATGGTCCACGGCGCGGTCCGCGCGGCCCTGATCGAGGAGGGCCTGAAGTACGCCACGCTGCCCCCGGCGAGCCTGAAGAAGTTCGCCACCGGGCGGGGAGGGGCGAGCAAGACCGAGATGGCGCTGGCCGCCCTGAAGCGCGGGGACCTGGAGTTCCGCGACGACAACCAGTGTGACGCCTGGTGGTTGTGGGTCGGGGCCAACGACCACATGGGCGAGCCGGTTCTCCAGCTCCCCAAGGTCCAGCGGGAATCGCTGGACAAGATCCAGATGGAAGGCTAGACGGAGATGATCAGCAACAGGAAGGCCGCGCTGGAGCGCGAGCTGGAAGCCGCCGAGCGGGACCGCCTGGCGGCGCTGGAGGAGATCGACCGCGAGACCGAGGCCCGTACCAGCCGCGCGGTCAAGGAGCTGGAGAAGCTGGCGGCGCTGCCCGACTTCGGGGAGCTGGCGAACGGGTCCGTCCTGGGCCTGGCCGTCACCCTGGGCCGGAGCCAGCCGTACGCGTTCATCGCGTACAAGACCCGGGACCTTTGGTACGTCACCGGCAAGAACGCCCCGAACGCGGTCAGCTCGGACGGCCTGGCCGACTGGCTGACCACCGGGGGCCGCCGCCTCCAGATGGCCGCTCAGCTCGCGGAGTTCGAGCTGGCGTCCGTGGAGGTGGCCTCGGTCAGCGCCATCGACCTGGGCGCTCTCCTGGAGGGCATCCGGGGCGACGCGGACCCGTTCCTCCGGGCCACCCGCCGTGGTTACGGGGGCTGACAGATGAGTGTCAAGGTCGCCGTGGTGCTCCCGTTCGTCAAGGAGACCAAGGGCGCGGTCATGTACGCCGCGCCGGACCGGCTGGGCCAGGCCGTGTCCAACCTGTACGTCCGGAAGGACAAACTCCGCGAGGCCGGTCTGACCGGCCCGTGGCCGACCGAGATCACCGTGACCGTGGAGGTCAACCAGCCATGACGATCACCACCGAGGCGGGCCAGGTAGAGCGTTACCTGGCCCGCTCCGGGGGCCGCCTCGCGTGCCCCCATCCCGTCCACCGGTTCGCCAGTCCGCGCTCGGCACCGAGCCGTCTGATCCTCCCCGAGTGCGCCGGACGCGGCCCGTGGCTGGCCGCTCGCCGCGATGGCGTGGGCGGCTCCGAGGTCGGGGCGCTCATCGGGGTGAACGAGCACGAGACCGCGATGTCGATCTGGAACAAGAAGAAGCGGACCGAGCCGGACGTGGAGCTGACCGGCGCTCCGATCGAGTGGGGCCACCGGCTGGAGGAGGTCGTGGCCCGCAAGACCGCCGAGGAGATCGGCATGGTCTCGCGGTTCGGCGGGGGCCTGTGGGCGATGACCGACAAGCCGTACATCCGGGTGACCCCGGACCGGTTCGCGTGCAAGCCCAGGAGCTGGAAAGCCGAGGCCGTGATCGAGTGCAAGACGGCCGGGGACGATGAGCACTGGGAGTCCGGCACGATCCGCCCTGGCGGCCGTGGGACGGGTTCCGCTCCCCTGGCCTACCAGGCTCAGATCCAGTGGCAGATGGGCATCCTGGGCCTTCCCGTGGGCTACCTGGGTTGCTTCCACATCGACCGGTCCCGCCAGTTCTTCACGGTGGAGGTGCACTTCGATCCTGACTGGTTCGGGGAGATGGTGGCCGCCGCCGATCGGTTCTGGGAGGTGCACGTCCTGGGCGACGAGATCCCGATGCACGACTACTCGCACCCGATCACCGAGGACTTGCTGAAGGAGCAGAACCCCACGGTGATCACGCCCTCGGTGGAGCTGCCCGGCGGGGGCATCACGGAGGACTGGCTGAAGGAGTACCAGGAGGCCAAGGTGGCCGCCGAGCTGGCGGACAAGCGGCTGACCACGATCAAGAACCAGTTCCGCGACTGGACCGGCGGCGCTGGCGCGGCCTACCTCGGGGAGCGGAAGATCGTCGGGTACCCCGAGGTCAGCTCCAAGCGGGTGGACGTGGACGCGCTCCGGACGCTGTACCCCGAGGTGGCCGAGGCCGTGACCGTGAGCAGTCGATACCGGCGCATGACGATCTCGGTCCCCAAGGAGCTGAAGATCAAGGCCGACCCCAAGTAGACACTTTGCCGTCTACCCTGTAAGGTAATACCTGTGAGAGCTGAGGCCCGCAAGGCCGAGGCGCACTGGACAGCCCGGAAAGACGGGCGGCCCCTGGATAGGCAGTTGTCATCCCAAGATTGCCGGATGAGGGACACCGTGGTTCGAGTCCACGGCGGGGCGCGACCGAAACGAGTTCGAGGTAAGCGGCAGGTCGTACACGATCCACCCCCGGGTGAGCAGTCGTGACGCGGGCGAACCTTGGTGTGGGCCTTACCTAACGGCCTGGGGGAGTGGCCCTCCAGAATCCACTCGGCCCGTCCGGGCCACGAGGCTTAGGCCAGGTCCGGACGGGTCGTACCAAGCCAGGGCCACAAGGTCCCTGAGCGCGTAAAGAGAGAAAAGAGATCGACATGGCTGGCACCGCCACCACCGGCAAGAGCAGCAAGGTCACCGGCGCGTCCGAGGCCGAGCTGGAGGGCATGTTCGCCACCGAGGACAACGGGGACGACGACCTCCTGAACGGCATCGAGGACGACGAGTCCGAGGCGTGGATGCCGACCGAGAAGGGCGAGGGCATCGTGGGCAAGGTCGTGGGCATCGGCCAGGCCAAGTCCGACTTCGCTCTCCCGGGCCAGGACCCGATGGTCCCGGTGATCAAGGTCGAGGTGAAGGAGGGCGACGACACCCGCGTGATGCGCGTGACCGGTTACGCCTTCCTGCTCCGCAAGGGGATCGAGGAGGCCAACCCGTCGCTGGGCGACACGATGGCGTTCAAGTTCCTGGGCAAGGGCCAGACCAAGAAGGGCCAGCCGATCAACAAGTACGGCGTGGCGATCAAGCGCGCGAGCGCCTGACCCGACTCGCCACGCACCTGGAGCCGTCCGGTCCCTCGGGGCCGGGCGGCTCCGGCCGTTCCCAGGAAGGTTGACGAATGCCTGTCAAGTTCGAGCTGGACAACAGCCGAGTCCCGAACGGGACCGTCCTGCTGTTCGGCATCAGTTACGCCGGGATGGGCCAGACCGATCTCGACACGACCCGTGGCCGTGCGACGCCCAAGGTGTTCACGTACACGATGCTGAAGGCCGGGGGCACCTGGTACGTGAGCGGCGGGGGCTCCACGCCCCAGGGCGCTGGCTGGGGCGCTGTCGCCAAGTGGCTGGCCCGCGACAACCGCGTGGTGGAGTGGGTCAAGGTCGTGACCGAGACGGCCGACCTGTGGCCCACGCCGGACCCGGCCAAGCTGGCCGAGCCGGAGCCCGAGACCGCCGACTGACCCAGGCCCGGTCTGCCCCTCCCCGGGCGGGCCGGGCCTTCTCGTTTGACACCTTGCAGTTGTGACGGTAAGGTCTAAGACACAGAGACGGAAGGACATCGGAGATGGCACTCGGATTGCGGCCCTACCAGCGGGAAGCGCTGGACGGTATCGAGCAGGCGGAGCGCGAGGGCGTGAGGCGTCCGCTGGTCGTACTGCCGACCGGAACGGGGAAGACCGTGGTGTTCAGCCACGGGATCAAGGAGCGGGCTACCCGGGGCCGCTCGCTGGTGCTGGTGCACCGGGACGAACTGGCCCGCCAGACCATCGAGAAGATCGGCATGGTGGCCCCCGAGCTGTCCGCCGGGGTGGTCAAGGCCGGGGAGAACGAGGTGGACGCCGATGTGGTCGTGGCCTCGGTCCAGACCGCCCAGGTGGACCGGCGGCTGGCCCAGCTCGTGGAGGCCGCGCGCCGCTCGCCGTTCGGCACGATCTGGGTTGACGAGGCGCACCACGCACCGGCCCCGAGCTGGACCAAGGTTCTGAAGGGGCTCGGCTCGTTCAACTCGTACGGCCCGCTCACGGTCGGGTTCACGGCCACGCCCGAGCGGGACAAGAAGACCCTGGGCGTCTGGGAGAAGCTGGCCGCCTTCATGTCGATCCGCGAGGCGATCTACGGCAACGGCAAGAAGGGCAAGGACGGCCACGAGGGCGGGTACCTGGTGCCCATCCTCCCCTCGATCGTGGTCGAGACCGACATGGACATGCGCCAGGTCGGCAAGCGCGGGGGCGACTTCTCCGAGGGCGACCTGGGCCGGGAGATGGAGGAGTCCGGCGCAATCGTCCAGATCGCGGACGCCTACGTGGAGCACGCCAGCGACCGCAAGGCCGTGGCGTTCACCCCGACCGTGGCGACGGCGCACGCGCTGGCCGGTGCTCTCCGGGCACGCGGCGTGGCCGCCGAGGCGCTGGACGGCACGACCCCGACCGAGGAGCGCCGCGCGATGCTCCGGCGGCTCAAGACCGGGGAGACCTGGGTCCTGGTCAACTGCGGCGTTCTGACCGAGGGGTTTGACGAGCCCTCGATCTCGTGCGTGATCGTCGCGCGGCCGACCAAGTTCCACGGCCTGTACGTCCAGATGATCGGCCGGGGGACGCGGCTCCACCCGGGCAAGAAAGACCTGTTGATCCTGGACCTGGTGGGCGCGAGCAAGCGGCACGAGTTCGTGGGGTACGTGGACCTGGGCCTGGAGCTGGACGAGGGCCGCCAGAAGAAGGAGGGCGAGCCGGAGCGCCAGCCGTGCCCGACGTGCGGGGAGCCGTGCGAGGTCGAGGAGCACCGGTGCTCGCTGTGCTCTCGCTACCTCCCCGTGAGCGCGACCAACGAGGGCGAGCACCGGCACGAGAACTGCCGCGCCAGCGGGGGCGGCCGGGTGGACGTGTTCGGCGCGTCCCGGCTCTCCTGGCTCCCGGTCGGCCCGGCGTGGGTCCTGGGCGCTGGCAAGGAGATCGTGGTGATGGTGCCGGACGGCGTGGACGCCTGGAAGCTGGCCGCGTACGAGAACGGCAAGGTCAAGGTTCTCCACGAGGAGATCCCCAGCGACTGGGCGATGGGCATCGGTGAGGACCGGGCCAAGGCGTTCCAGCGGCTGGCCGAGCGGGACGCGCGCTGGCGCAACGCACCGGCGAGCGTGCTCCAGCGGGGCCGCCTGGTCCGCGAGGGACTGCCGGAGAGCAAGGTCCACCTGGTGAAGACCCAGGGCGACGCGGCCGACCTGATCACCCGGATCTCCGGCCGCCGCGCGGTCAAGAAGCTGGGCGTTCGGCTGTAGGCTTGCGCACCCGGAAGGCAAGGCTGTAAGGTGGCAACACAACCCGGGCGGGGGGACTTCGGTCCCCTCGCCTGGTACAACTAGGACGGGGAGGTCCGCAACATGAGGGTCAGGACGATGGACGAGATCCGAGGGTCACGGGTGACCGTGACCGTTGACGTTGAACTGTCAGGATCGGTCGCGCTGACCGAGGCTGAGGCCGAGCGGGACCTGTTGCGCTCGACCACCAAGACCGACCATGACCGGATCATGGCGCTGGAGGCCACGCTGGCTGAGGTCCGCCGCCTGGTGAACCGGCCGCCGGTGGACTGTGC